AGTCAAAGATGACTTCGTCATCCGCGTCGGTGAACTCATCTGATTCGGTTCCCTTCTGAAGTCGCTCCTCCTCCAGCTCGATTAGCTGGAGGTTGAGGCCCATGTTCTGGGCCTGTAGATCTGTGACCCTGGCCAGCATCTTGCTGTCCTTGAGGATCGCCGCCGTCCTGGTCTTCAACGTGTGGTCGAAGACCTTGCCGGTGGTGAGGAACACGTACTGCACCTTGCCCTGAGACAGGGCCCGGCGGTTGTTCATGTCCAGCAGCTCCTGCAGAGCAGCGCTCTTGACCTGACGCAGCTGAGCCTGACCGATCAGGTTCCGCGGGCTGCTGCCCTTGGTACTGGCCGGAGCCGACGACTTCGCCCCGAGCACATCGAGGATCTCGTACATCGGCAGCACCTCGCTGTCCAGCAGCGAGGACATCTCCATGCTCTGCGCCATCTCGGGCAGAAGCCCGAGCCTGTCGACGAACAGCATGGCGATCTGCTTCTTCACCGACTTCAGGTGACGGGGATCCGGCACCGGCAGGTGCAGCAGCCGATCCTCCAACGCCTTGTCGTATGCCACCGTGGAGTTGCTGGCTGCAACAATGAACACCTTGGGCAACTTGAACCCCGCCACCTCACGAGACGTGAAGATGTCGAGCAACCCCGAGTACACCTCAGGAAACCCACGCAGGAACTCATCGAAGAAGATGATGTCCCCCTCCTTGAGGTTGGTCCAGATCGTCGAGTGCAGCATCCGCAACCGACTGTTCTCATCGGTTGGCATCTGCACACCCTCGATCTCGAGCGGGCTCAGCCTGCTCACGTTGACGATGTGCAGGTTGACACCCAGCAAGTCGGCTACCTCCTGGATGATCGAGGACTTGCCACAACCTGGAGGCCCGAACATGTGAGGGATCGGGCTACGCACGTCAGTCGCCATCGACATGACGTACAACTTCAACAGCATTTCCAACATGACGCTTCTCCCTTCTGGTTCGTGCGCTTCGCTCGTTGCGGCACAGCCGACACCGAGTACCGCCATCACTGTCGAGCACGTAGTTCTCGGGCACCCACAGGTGGATGCCCTTGCCGCACCTCGACTTGTCCGGGCGCGTAGCTATCCCGGCCTCACCTCGCTGGCAGTTCACCGCATGGGTGACAGCCTCGAGGTGGTACACGTTGTAGCAGGGGCGAACCCTGCAGGTGTGGTCAAGCTCCAGCGGTTCAGGTGGTAGAGCACCGAACACCTGGAGCCAGGCCCAACGATGGGCCAGCATGACCTTTTCGCCCACACGCACGGCACCGTAACCGGCAGCCGTACGTGCGCCCGTCCAGATGACACAGTCACTGGTCATTGTTATCCTTACCTCGTTGCTGGATGCGACGGTGAACACAGAGGGCGGCAGGCTCACGCACCTGCCGCCCTCCGCTGTGCTCAGACCTCGTCGAGCGGGAGGCCGGTGGCCTCGGCACCCACCTCGGCAGCCGACGGCTGCACGGAGGCGGTGCCGGCCAGCACCTCGAGGACCTCGAGCTGGTCGTTGACCCAGGCCAGCCGGTCGTGGTCACCGGACTCCAGGATCCGCAGGACCGTGGAGTCCTTGGTCAGCTTGACCAGGTGAGCCGGCTTGCCCTGCACACCGGCGACCTCCTCGGACAGCACCACGAACCCGATCGGGTCCGGCTGCTTCTCGAGCTTCTTGCCGACGGCCTCGGCCGCCTCGGTCAGCGGCTTGAAGAACTCCTCGACCGCCGCGTCGAACGCCGCGGTGGCCTGGTCGAACTCCTTGTGAGAGTTGACCTCGGTCCACTGGCTGGAGTCCAGCACGGTCTGACCCTCGTTGCCGAAGACGTCCGTGCCCTGTACCAGGACACGCTCGTCGACGAGCCTGGTGGTGGTGAACTGAGCCATTAGATGGCTCCTTCCTGATGGAGTGGGTGGCATGCCGGACAGCCTGCCACTGGTGTGGTGCTAGTTGCTCGTGCTCTCGTACTGCCAGCCTGCCGTGACAAGGCCACGGTCCTTCGCCGCCCGAAACAGGGTGGCGAGGGACGGCTGGCTGTTCGCCTCGACCAGTGAGTCGAGGCTAGCGTCACCCTCCGACACTTCTCGGTGTCGGTCGGTGGCGTGCGGACCGTTGCAGGTGCGGCACTGACCCATCAGATCCCCCTCTCCACGTCGACCAGTGTCGCGGTGAACGCGATGCCCTGGCCGATCGTGACCTCGATGTTGTCGCTTCGCTTCTGCAGCAGACCCACCACGATCTGACCGTGGTCGACCTTGTTCATGATGAGCTCGGTCAGGACTGCGTCCGCCTCGTGCTCATCGGCCACGTCGACCACCAGTACCAGTCTCATACCGGCTCCTTCCACGAGGGGCGGACCGACACGGTGAACGTGGTGGACGGGTGCTCACGCGCGACGCGCTTGAGCTCACGCCGCAGAGCGGCCGCCTTGTTCAAGGCGACACGCCTGGTGGGCCAAGGACCCACCACCCACGGCCAGCTCCGCTTGCCACGGGTGACGATGGCGACAGCCACGTACCCGTTCGCCTCCGCCCTGACCAGCGCCTCCCATGACGGGTACTGGACGCCCGTGCTCTCCGAGTACGCCATCATTCGAGTGCCTCCATGATCGAGTCGAGACTGTCCTTGAAGTCGATCTCCTTGCTGGCCCTGGTCAGCTCGTCGATCTCGTCAGCCTCGATGTACCTGGCGATCGCGTCGTAGATACGGCCAAGCATCTGCTTGTCCGTGTCGTAGTGCGTGCCGAAGTACAGGCTCGCCATGTCGTAGCCGGTGACCAGGTCGTCCTTCACCAAGGTGAGGTCGTACCCGTAGCCGGCGTACTTGGCGTAGCGCCCGCACTCACGCAGCCCGTTGTACTGGCTGATGAAACCGTTGCGCCAGTTGGCGCGCTTGCTCGGCATCATCGGCAGCGGACCCATCGGGTCCATGCCGGGGAACAGATAGCCGCGCATGTCACGGTAGGTGTCGGACTCCAGGTCGTAGCCGACACCGAGCAGACCGAAGTCGAAGGACTCCAGCACCTGACCCAGGCTCGTCGTCGGGTGACCGTCGACCAGCTTGTACACCAGGTTCGTCTCCACCCCTGTGGGAGACGTCAGGCGCAGGCTGTTGGTGTGCCAGGTCTTGAACCCGTAACGCAGCCACCGTGCCCAGACACGGTCGAAGCGCTCCGGGAACGTGTAGCCCGAGTCGATCAGCCGCTGACCCACAGCGATCAGCACCTGGCTGGTAGGACAGAACAGGTCGACATCGGAGTGCGCGTTGCTCATCGCGTACGCATCCTCCGCCACGAGGGAGCCGGCCAGAAAGACCGGCTCCCCACGCAGCAGAGCACGGACGTCGGCGATGAGAGCCGACGCGGACATCAGCCCTGGTCGGGCGTGACGTCAGTGCCGGCGGGGTCGAGGTCGACGACACCCAGCTCGGAGAGCTGCTTGTCGATGACCCGGATGTTCTCCTGCCGGTCCTCGATCTGCGTGACCAGCTTGGCCCGCTTGTCCTGCAGGTCGGTGACGACCTTGGCGTCCTTCTCGGACGCCTTGGCCTTCGCCGCGGCGAGGTCCGCCTCGAGCTTGGCGACCCGCTGCGCCGGCGTCAGGGTCTGACGCTTGGCCTTCGGCTTGTCAGCCTCCGGCTGGGCAGCCGGCGGTGCGGCCGCTGCCTTCTTGGTGGTGGTCACGGTCGACCACTCCCTTCTGTTGATGGATGCGCGTGCGATCTGCACGCGCCACGACCCGGTATCCCATCCTCCATCGGAGAGGGGACACCGGGCCGCAGAACGTGGGGCTCAGCCTTCCAGGCCGAGCCTGAGAAGCAGCGCGGCCTTGACCTCACGGGCGAATGCCCGTGCGTCCTCGACCTGCTCCGCCGTCGTCCCGGCCTCCAGCCGATGCAGCAGCTGCATCTTCTTGAACAACGCCCAGGCGTCGTGAGAAGTGCGAAGCAGCTCCATCGTGGAGAGTGCGGGTACTGCAGCCATCGGTTACCTCCGATGTAGGTGAGCGGCTGGTCCGCTCGAGACTTGACCAGCACCCGACAGCAGGTGCTGGTCCGTGCTCCGTGACGATGGCTGCCCATCTCCGACGTGCACACCTCGAGGGTGTGCTGCGCCTGCCACCCGTCGGGTAGTGGCAGGCGCCTTGCACCGGTCAGGCCGGTGCAACTCCATGGGTCAGCGCCGGCCCCAGCCCTGCTGGTTCGGTCGATCCTGCAGCTCGGCCTCGGTCAGCCATGACGGTGGCGGCGGCAGCTCGTCCTCGTCATAGGGCCAAGACGGCGGGAGCTCGACGCTCACGCTGTCGTGGATCGGAGTGTCCGATCCGCTGGCGTGTGGCACGTACTCGACGTCGGTCACGCTGAGACCGAGCTGGTCGAGCAGGTTGTTCAGAGCAGCGGCCTCGGTCCGTGCCTCGTTGCGCTGCGGTACGAAGTAGCCGGCTGCACAGGCGAAGCCCAGCAGCAGAGCCACGATGAGCCCAAGCCATTCCCACATGATCATGCCTCTCTCTACGATCTAATGTAGATCTCTCTCTCAGAGATAGCTCTTGCTATCTCCTCTCCCTTCCCTACTACCTAACAGTAGTAATCACTACCGCGCACAAGCATGTGCGCGACACCAAGCATGGTGGGTAGCCAGCAGGCTACGTGAGCAGCAGCGAGATGGTGGAGAAAGACGAGACATAGATGTCCCTCACGAAGCGTTGATCTTCGCCTCGAGGTTCGCCTCATCCTGTGCGGTGAGCACGATGCCACGGCCTGAGTAGACAACCTGCAAGGTGCGCACGTTGACACGGGCAGCGGAGACCGGCAAGCCGGAGTCGATGCTCCGCCTGTACTCGTTCACCAGGTCGTCGACGACCTGACCGTTGACGAACGCAGGGTTGCCCTTGCGCGATCTCTCGTGTCGCCGCCTGTCGGCAGGGCCGGCAGACGGCGACAGCCCCTTGTCAGTGAGGTGGTCACCGAGAACGGAGACCACGTACTTGGACAAGGTGATGTCCTTGACATCGGCGAACGCGACGAGCGCGCTCTTCATCTCGACGGGTATGCGGACTGTGATGGTGGTGTCTGAGGTCATGGACCCAGCCTACATCAAACGTCCTACATTGTGTACACCGACACGTCCGAGAATCGGACATACCCGGCAGGTTGTGGAGTGTAGTCACCCCCCCCCCTGACTACACGAAGCTGCAGGTCAGAGCATGTGTAGACATGTAGTCACCTAACAGACTCCATCTTCTCCCCGAAGGTCTTACATAGTGTACAAAGATATGGAGTTTGTTTTTGCCCTGGACAAACCGGACAGTGTCGGGTGAAAACCAGGGCTGACCTGCGCAAACGTGTAGTCACCCCTAGGGTGACTACATTCGTTGCAGCCTGCAAGGAATATTGCACCCACCCCGGTGTCGGGTGGACGGACAGCAGCCGGCCTCGGCTGCACGAGGCAAACCAAACAAGGCTTACGCCAGATAGGACTGACGCGCTAACGCTTGAAGCAGACCTTGGTCTGCTACGCAACGCTTACGTTGCGATGTCACCTAGCCACATGGCTGTGTCATAAAGTCCGGCAATCTCATAAAACCACATTGCGCATGCACACCTTGTCTTGTGACGATCCCTCGCTCAGTAGCCTGAGCGCAAGCGTCACGAGACTAGGCGAAAGTGTTACTTGTTGTTGTGTTGTCTTCTCATCAACGCATGCACATTGTGAAAAAAGAGATTGCCTCCCAGCCATAAAGGCTAGGAGACAATCACGTCTACGACGTGTAGCGATCCAGCATCCGCTGGTATGCAGCGATGACCTTGTCATCCTCGCCCTTGGCGATGCAGTCCGCGATCGTGCTACGCAGACGATCCATCGTGTCCAGCTTGACCGTATCCAACTCAGTGTTGGACTGGGCAACCTGCTGCTCCGCGAACTTACGCATCACTGCGTTCATGGGATTCAGGTTGGCAACCATGCCATCCTGCAACGCATCCATGAGACTAGCCATCACGACCTCCGGTTGTGACATCTGACTATCAATCTGATAATCCAAAAAGAACCAAACCAAACGAAACACACGTTTCATCCTTATACATACCAAATGGATCCTAATATACCATATATACATATATAAGGGGGAATAGTGTGTGTTGTTTGTTTTATTTGTTTATTTTGGTACCTCTCGTAAAAGTTTTCACTAATCCAGAAACCGTAGCCAATGGTACGAGGTAAAGGTATTCGGGCCCGCCGGGGTGGGCACGTCCTCGCCGGCTCTGCCTCACAGCGTACGACGTCGACGTCCTGGCACGCCTTGCACGCCCTGGCGCGCAGGCCCGGGTGTAGGTGCCCGCCAGGGTCGTCGGGGCCCTCCAGCGGTCTGCCGCGCCGTCGCAGGCTGCCCCCGGACAGCGGCCGATACCGGTAGCATCCCGGATTAGTCGATCAGTGGAGGACGACGTGGGCCGTTTCGACAACTCGGGGCTCCAGAAGTGGACGAAGATCGCCAAGGCCCCCGAGGCGCCGGCGGGTATGCAGCAGGCGGCGGTGGCCGCTCGCGGTTACGAGGCGGGCACCCCGCGGTTCGCCGACTCCAGGATCGGGCGGTTCACCTCGCAGCAGGGTTTCGTCGACACCGCGCGGAACTGGTACACCGGGGCCAACCGTGAGGGCACGAACAACGGCTGGGACACGCAGTTCACCAACGACTTCATCAACGGGCAGAACGAGGCGGCGTCCAAGGGCCAGCTGAACACGTACTTCTCCCAGCCGGACGCCACCGGTGTGGTGACCTGGGATCACAGGCTGGCCGACGGCACGCAGGCCCACTTCGGCGACGTGTTCAAGAACGGCCGCAAGGTCGACAACGTCTACCACACGTTCGGTCGTGACACCGGCAACCTGATGATGAGCCAGTTCGTGCTGAGCGGCGACCAGAAGGCGCATGTGTTCAGCGCCTCGGACAACGTGGAGCGGCTCAACCGGGAGATCGTCGGGGTCCGCGAGCAGAACAACGTCGACATCCCGAAGGGGCAGGCCGCGATCCGCTTCCAGGACACGGTGGAGAAGACGACACGGCAGTTCGAGCGGGGTCACGTCGACGAGGCGGCGGTGCTGGGCGGTGCCGCCGGTGGGGCTGCGGTCGGCACCGGTATCGGTGTGGGGGTCGGTGCGGCGTTCTTCGGTGTCGGTGCCCCCGTGGGTGCCGCGGTCGGTGCGGGGGTCGGTGCGGTGGCCGGTGGGATCGGCGCGTTCTTCAACAGGGACGCGCTGACCCAGCAGGCGGCACGGGCTTATGAGATCACCGCGATGAGCAACCGGGAGAACGGTGGCAGCGCGGCGGTGGCCACCGGGATCCAGCAGTGGGCGGGGTTCTCCCAGAAGCTGACGTCCCCGCTGAGCAATCTGCTGCAGGGCGGCTATGACGCGACGCGGGGGAAGGGCGGTGACGGCGAGTCGGAGTTCTACCGGACGGACGCGAAGGGGAAGGCGCACACTCCGGCCTGGGTGAAGATCGCGGACGTCGGTGCGGCGATCGGTGACGGTGCGCTGGAGTTCGCCAGCCCCATCGGTGCCGGGCTCTACACGGCGCAGATGGGCGGTGTGATCAGTGGCGAGGTCGGGGAGCTGGCGATCACCAGGGGGAAGGCGTTCGACTACTCCCGTGGCGGGTTCGACAACATCTTCACCGACGACAAGGGCAACTTCTCCGCTACCGAGGGTGCGGCCGGCATCGCCAAGGTCGGCATCGACATGGTGCAGATGGGGATGGCCCGCGGGCTGCTGGGCCGGGTGCAGTCCGCCCGGGGTGCCGCCGGGCTCGAGGAGGTCGGTGCGCCGTCCGCGATCGGGAAGAGGCTCTACGGCGGTAGGGATGTGGCCGACCGGGCGCTGCCGGGCTGGCTCGGCGGCCGCACGGCGGCGCAGCGGGAGGCGCTGACCAACGGTGGGGCTGAGGAGATCCTCAAGGGGTTCCGGTATGTGACGGACAGCACCGGGAAGGTGGTCGGTAACCGGCGGGCCACGCTGTCCCTGCTGGCACCCAGTGAGCAGCTGGGTGCGCTGAGCACCCGGGTGCTGGCGCTGCGGGCCAGGGCGCGGAACGCGGGTGCGCTGAGCGCGGACGACTTCTACCGGGCGGCCACCGCGATGGAGCACGGTGAGCGGAGGTTCACCACGGCTCTGGTGAACGGGATGGGTGAGGGCTACGAGGAGGCGGTGCAGGCGGTCCTTGAGCCGTACTCCCACGACGACAAGGTCTCCTACGCCGACATCGGGAACAGCGCGCTGTACGGCTTCGCGGGTGGTGTCGGGATGGGTCTGGGCACGAACGCCCGGATGCCGACGGCCTCGGAGAGGCTGGACGCGAAGGTCAGGCTGGCGCACCGGATCCAGACCGGTGGCGCCGACATCGACGAGCGGCTGCTCGCGGGGATGAGCCTGAGCGAGAAGCAGGCCCGTGCCGCGATGTCGGGGATCGAGACGGCGACGGCGAGGGCGGCCTACGACAAGCTGGCCGACGACCACGCCGCCGAGCTCACCGCCGGCGTGGAGGGCGTGAACAGGCTGGCGGACGCGGTGAAGACGACGATCGCGGCCGACCTGGTGCGGGTGGGCCCACGTACCGACGTCCCGTTCGTGATCACCCAGCTCGAGGAGGCGGGCCGTGTCGACTCCGCCGGGACGCTGATCGGTAACAGCCTCCCCTCCGACGCGGTCGCCTCCAGTGGTGCGCAGCTGCTGCGCAACTACGCGAACCGGATGACCGGTGTGGGCGAGCAGCTCACCACGTTGCAGCGTGACCAGGCTGACAACGAGCAGGCGCTCGTCAACGACCCGGCCTCCGAGGCGCTGACCGCCAGGAAGGCGGAGCTGGCCACGAACATCACCCGCACGCAGGCGATGCTGGACCTCGGGGAGCAGTTCGCGGCCGAGATCGACGACCACGTCTCCCAGATGTACGCCACCAAGGCGGACCCGAACAGCATCGCGGCGGAGTCCGAGCTGCTCAACCACAAGATCCGGGCGGCGTTCAACCTCCAGGTCGACACGCTCGGTGGTGTCGTGCTGGACCGGGAGCAGAAGATGGCGCTGGCACGGGCCGTCAGCGCGGTGGTGACCCGTGACCCGCAGGACCAGTCGGGGTCCTACCAGGTGCTGGTGCCGCAGGTCTCCGCGAACCTCACGATCGCCAACTCCGACAACGTGCTGCAGGTCTCCCACGCGATCCTCCCGGCGATCCGCGGCGACTTCGACGGGGACAAGATCCGGACGCTGAACCAGCTGATGCTCGACGAGACAAGTTTCGTCTCGGCCCGTGCCGGGATGCACTTCCTCGGGGCGGGCACCACGGTGAACGTCGGAGCCCCCAAGTACGAGAAGTGGATGGTGCAGTACCTCGCGGAGGGGATGCGCAGCACCAACGACGCGCTGCGGAACTTCGCCACCGGCACGCTGACCCACATCTCCGGAGCGGTCCGGGACCGCTACGACGGGGTGGTCGACGCCGGTCTGCTGAACCGGGTGCTCAAGGACTTCTACGACGCGGTGTACGCGGGCGACAAGGACGCCCGCTCGGTGCTGCTGGACGGGCTGGCCGGCTCGGAGGCCGGTGGCGCGATCACCGAGTTCGCCCGGTCCAACCTGAGCAACGAGTGGCTCTGGATCGACCAGCTCGTCCGGTCCTCCATGCAGGAGTACCAGGAGTCGTACGCCGCGAACCGCAAGCACTTCGGCCCGGAGCCGGGCGAGAGGCGCGGGCGGCCCACGAAGCGGGCCACCGCTGTGCGGGAGCGGCGTGCGGCACGGGCGGCCACCACCGGTCAGACGGTGGGGATCTGGCTCGAGGGCGACCAGATGTTCCGCAAGATGCAGAAGCTGCACTACACCACCCTGTCGGCCGCCGTGCGCAGCGCGGACGACGCCGGCGCCCGTGCCGAGCTGGCAGAGCTGGCGATGCAGTACGAGATGCTCGGCCAGGAGGCGTCCCAGTCCGAGCTGGACCGGGTCCGCGGCAAGGACGACATCACCGGGCGGGTGCTGACCCAGCTGATGTACCTGGCGCGCAACGCCACCAGCCTCGACGACCGGCTCTCCCCGATCCAGGCGATGGCGGTGATCGCCAACGTGCAGGTCACCGACTTCGACATCGCGGCGGACGGCGAGCTGTCCACGTCGGGCAAGCAGATCTCCCTCGCGCAGTCGCTGCTGAAGCGCTCGATCGCGCGTGACCGGGGCGAGAAGGCCGCGATCTACGAGGCCAGCCCCGAGCTGCAGGCCAAGCACGCCCGGCTGCGCTCGATGACCTACGCCGACGGCCAGGGCGTCAAGGGCAGCGGGGTGAACGCCCAGCGCGCGTTCACCGAGGTGTTCGGCGCGATGCAGATGTTCATGCTGCTCGGTGACGACGCCGGCCCGCTCGGCCCGCACATGACGGTGGAGCAGTACCTGCGGTTCTACACCGAGAAGTCGGAGTCGGACCGGCGCAGCGAGGACTACAAGCTCCGCAACGAGGCCGCGTACCTGGGCCGCAAGACCACCACCGACCTGCCCTACTCCGTCCAGGAGCTCGTCGACGGCAACGTGTCCCCGTACCGGTCGGTGGTGGACTCCCTGATCGCGGTCGGCCACAAGCGTCTCGCCATCGACGCCGACGTCGCGGCGTCGAAGGACACCACCCGGCACCACCTGTCCGGTGAGTACGCCGAGCAGCACTACCGGGTGTCCAAGCAGTTCCAGAAGGCGATCACCGACGCCCGTGCCGCGCTGTTCGAGTTCGGCCGGCTGTCCCCGCGCGACGAGCTGAGCGCGGAGACGGTGAGGCGGCTGCTGGAGAACAACCCGCAGTTCGCCCGGCAGGTGATGGCGCTGATCCCGAAGGCCGCCGCGGGCTCCACCTTCGAGATCCGCAACGACGAGGTCTACGTCGCCAACTGGGTCTACGACATGTTCACCTTCAAGGACCCCGCCGAGGCGGAGATGCACTTCTGGCGGTCCACGCTGCTGGCCGAGTGGAACGCCAGGGGCCAGAACAGCCCTCCGGAGACCGAGGACGACGAGGGCTGGGCGGAGCGGGACTACATGCGGCTGTCCCGCCGGATGCACCGGGTGCTCTACAACATGAGCCCGGAGCGTCAGCACGACCACGGGGTGCGGCTGGCGAAGTTCGTGACCGAGATGCGCAACGCCACCAGCCTCGAGGAGTTCCTCCGCTGGGTGAACACCACCCCGGGTGTCCGCGGTGACCAGGCGCCGCTGCTCGGGTGGGTCGACGACACCGCGCAGTTCGACGTGGACAAGGCGTCCGGCGGCTGGTCGACCGCACTGGCGGGCACGGAGCAGCGCGAGGCCATCGCGTCCCTGTCGCGCGGTGCCACGAACCTGGTCAAGGACATCGCGGACGAGCGGGCCGCCTGGTCGACCGACCGTTCCGTGATCGCCGCCATCGAGCGGGTGATCAAGGCCGACGCGGGCGGCAACGTCAAGCTGGACGCCGGTGACCGGGACCTCTACGACGCCTTCGCCCGCTCCATCGAGAAGGCGGGCGAGCTCTCCAACGGGCTCGGCCCGCAGGCGATGATGTACCAGGTCGTCGGTGCGGTGCGCGGGTTCTACCCGCAGGCCCACACCAAGGGCAAGAACCCCGACTACGTGGAGCCGGCCGGCGCGTTCGACGCGCTGGCCGACGCCTTCGACTACACCACCAACTACGAGCGGCTGCTGTCCTCGATGACGTCGCTGAACATGGACGCGGTCGGCGGCAACCTGTCCCAGGTCGCCAAGGACGGCGGCCGCACCATGGACGACGCGGGCCGCCAGGTCTCCTGGGACAAGCCGACGCCCCAGGCGATGATCGCGCTGCTGAAGAACCCCGACACCCGGCCGCTGGCCCGTGCCGTGCTGTTCCCGCAGGTGATGGAGCGTACCGTCGAGGGGCGGCTGTCCCCGCAGCTGCTGGTCGGCAAGTCGCTGAAGTCGCTGCTCGACCGGTCCGCCTTCGACAACCTGTTCGAGCGCAACGACAGCCTCTCCCACGACAACGCGCTGCGGTACCTGTCGGTGGTGGAGGCCGCCGCCCGCAAGGAGGGCGGCCACTTCTCCGTGCAGCGGGCCGTCAACGACATCGTGATCGCCCGGACCAGCGCCGCTGACCATGTACTGTCCACCTACGAGCTCGAGCAGATGGCACGCACCGCGATGTACGAGGTCGCACAGATCCTGCAGGACGTCGGGAGCCTGGCCAGCGCACCGGCCGACCCCAACGCCCACCCGCTGGACACGGTGCTCACCGAGATCCGGGCCGCCCAGCGTCGGGTGCGGACTGCTGGGCGGCTCGGTTTCGAGGCCAAGGACCAGGAGATCACCGACTCGGTCCTCGAGGACCTGATCAACCGCCGCCTCGCGGAGATGGAGTCCGACAAGAACGACATCATCGCGGAGCGGGTGCCCGGGATGAGCGTGGCCGAGACCGAGCGGCTCGAGGCCCGGGTGCTGGCCGCCGATGTGGACATGGACTCGTTCCGCCGGCGTGTCGAGGTGCTGAAGTCCGACGACGCCGCCGGCCTGGTCGTCGACATGTTCTCCTTCACCGGCGACCCGCAGACCGACCCCGGCCGCCAGGGCGAGCTCATCGCCTACATCTTCTCGCGGACGGACACCTTCCGGTCCAAGTCCTCCTCCAGCCGGCAGATCATGATGAAGCTGTCCGAGCAGATCCAGGACTCCGGTCGCAACGGCCAGGTGGACCTGACCGACGACGAGTGGACCCACCTGTCGAACGCCGCGATCGCCGTGTACCTCGACGAGACGCTGTCGATCGGCGGCATCTCGGTCCCGCCGTACCCGGACGAGGACCGCCGTGACGACCGCCGCTACTACGACATGTCGTTCTCCTACCTGGCGCAGCCGCTGCTGGACCGGAACAGCCCGCTGGTCAAGGCTGCCGTCGAGGTGCACCGGCTGGCCGGGCGCCAGGGCGACTACGCCGCGACCCCCACCGAGATCAAGACGCTGCTGTCCCGCACCCTGTTCAAGGACTTCTCGGTCGGTGACTGGACCTCCGACATCCCGCGCTCCTCCATCGAGGCGAACCAGCGGCTCGACTCCGCGGCCGCAGCCCAGGCCATCGCGATGGCCGGCAACTCCCCGAAGCGGCAGGCGGTGATCTCGGCCGCCACGAAGCGGACCTTCCGGGTGCCGGGCGACGACCTGCTCTCGACCGTCACGCTGTCCGCGCTGGACCTGTACCGGGGCGACTTCGACGAGGTCGCCGTCACCTTCCCCGACGGCACCGTCGGGTCGCGGCCGCTGGCGCAGCTCAACAACCGGTTCGCCCGCTCCGTGGTGATGCACTACCGGGACGCCGCCGACCCGGCCAACATCATCGAGGTCGACCTGCTGGGCACCGACCCCCGCCTCGGCCGGGTCTTCCACACCGACGACACGGCCTCCGCGTCCGGTCTCAAGGAGATCCATCTGGAACGACTCCAGAACGCGAAGGAGCGGATCGGCGTCGACGACGCCCGTGTCGTGGACATCCAGGTGAAGTTCTTCCACCCCGACTCCCAGCCGGTCGACACCGCCGAGGACCAGGCCCGGTCCCGGACCTGGTACAACAACCTGTTCTTCGAGGGCACGTCGTTCAACCTCGACGCCGACCGGCACAAGTCGCTGAACGAGACGCTCTGGTTCACCGAGGGCGGCATCAACCCGGTCTCGCAGGCCACCGCGCTGGACGCCAGCAAGCTCGGGAAGCCGGCGCTGCAGCCGGTGGAGACGGTGACCGCCGAGAAGCTGGCCGAGCTCGAGACCGACTTCGCCTCCGATCTCGGCGCGGTGCTGCGCGCCAAGACGAAGATCGCGATGACCACCTCGCTGGGGCTCGGCAAGCAGGGCAAGCTGGACATCGAGTTCTACAACGCGGTCTACAAGGACATGAAGCTGCGGCACTTCGTGCGCGGCATCAGCAGCGCCACAGGCGAGAACCTTATATGGACCGCTGATCAGGTTGTGGCCTATCAGCAGGCGAACCCGGGGCAGCCGCTGCCGATGAACGACCCCGCGCTGTGGGTGCCCAGCGACGACGTGCTGCGCACCATGCTCGGTGAGCAGGGCGACCAGGGCGTCGCCCGGGTCACGCCCGACTTCCTCGAGGTCGACCTGACCCGGGTCCGTGGCTACGCCGGGGTCAACGACAGGATGAAGCACCTGTTCAAGGTCGGGATGGACGGCGACACCCGGCCCATCGAGGAGACCCGGCTCTCCGCCGTCGCCCGCCAGGGCCTGCTGACGGTGCGCGCCAACCTCGACTCCCGCACCCGTGCCCTGTACGAGACCAGGATCAAGTACTTCCAGGCGCTCAAGGACGAGATCAGCGTCGACCGTGCCAGCTTCACCGGCCGCGGCTTCGACTCGCAGCGGAACCTGGCGGCAGCGATCGCCGCCGGGGAGGCGGTGCTCCGCGCCGAGGACATCTCGATGGACTGGACCTCGGCCGGCATCCCGTTCTTCGGCCCGCGCACGCCGGGTGACTCGGCCATCAGCCGCCGGCTGCTCCAGGAGCTGGAGGCCGCGCTCCGCCCGGACGGCAACCGCAACGGGTTCATCTTCCGTGAGGGCGCGCAGGCCGACGCACCGACCGGGCTGATCACCGGGGAGTCCATCCACAACCTGAAGGGCGCGATGCGGGTGGCGCCCGGTGACCTGGTGGTCGTCGAGCTCGACTCGTTCCGCGGCAACATGGAGCAGGCGCACAAGCGGCTGGACTGGCTGGCCGACCAGGGCGCCACCATCGTGCTCGGTGCCGCCGACGGCCAGGCCGACGTCCGCGCCGACTCCGCCGTGTTCCTGCAGTCGCTCGGCTACGAGCGGATCGCCGGTTCCGTCCACGTCTACCAGCCGAGCCTGACCACGCCACGCTTCCAGAACCTGCGTGCCCGTGCCTCCACCATGACGGAGGTCCGGGGCGTGTCACCGCGATCGCACATCGCGCTGCTGAACGTGATGGGTCACGAGGTCGAGGAGAACTCGGCGTGGGTCGACTTCGACAACGAGCGCCTCGGCTCCATCGCTGAGACCGTCAACCTGGTGCCCACCGACTTCCTGATGGGCTTCAACGTCCCAGTCGCCCAGTACGGCAACGACTCGATGATCTCCCAGGTGCGGGCCCAGCTGAACGGGCTGAACGACGCCGAGGGCCGCACCATGCTGCGCAACATGGCGAACGACCGGATCAAGGACAAGAAGGCACGCGCCGAGGCCGACATCGCCTTCGACTACCACTTCGACGAGATGCTCGACCGGATGAACAACAACCCGGGCACCGTGCTCCCCCAGCCCGACGACACGTTCGGGCTCGGCTCGATGATCCCGCTGGTCGACACGATGGGCCGCATCGTGATCTACCGGCACGGGATGAAGGCCCCGCACAGGTGGCGTGTCGACGAGATGACCGCGCAGACCCTCGACCGGGGTGGCGACGCGAAGAACGTGGCGGTGTTCCCCACCAAGCTGGAGTCCGCCGCCACGATCCACGATGGTCGTGTCATCGAGTTCAACCCGCGCTCCGGCTTCGGCCTGTCCGCCCGGCTCGAGATCGACCTGCAGACCCTTGGTGACAAGAAGGTCCTCGAGTGGAACGGGATGAAGTACCTGCTCACCCCGCGCCCGAAGTCGAAGGTGCTGCCCGACCACGGGATCTTCACCAACTGGGACATCGACGGGATCGTCTCGCTCGACGACACGATGAGCAAGGAGTCGTTCGAGGGGATGGTGGACAACCACCGCAACGCCTTCGCCTACTTCGGCATCGACTTCACCGACGACATCGCCACCTTCCTCGGTGTCGACCACGCCACCGCCCTCGACATCCTGGACATGGTCGCCAACCGGGCGCCGAGGATCCAGCTCGCCGCCGCCGACGAGATCCTGAACAGCCGGCGGATCATGTCCACCGTGCTCAACCAGATCAAGGCCGCCGGCGTCCCCAACCTCGACGACGCCCTGGTCGACACGCTCGCGGACCCGACCAGCAACGAGGCGAAGATCACCGCCGCGATGCTGGTGTACCTGATGACCCCGGGTGCCCGGGTCTCCGACGTCATCAAGTCCGGCGGCTTCAACGACGAGTCCTCCACCATCGACGCGCAGTCGATCCTGATGCCGCGGCTGTTCACCCAGGTCTTCGACAACGAGCCGCTCGGCTCCGACCTGCGCACCGAGATCAACGGCCGGCTCAACGCCCAGCTCCACAACCCGAACAACGACGGCACCGGCTACTCGCTGCGCCAGGACTGGGTGCTCGAGGTCCGCAACACGGACTCGAAGAAGAACATGTACGGGATGCTGCAGTTCGCCGAGGCCCACTCCGCCGGTGACAACCCGATCAAGAACGGGATGTCGTTCGACGAGACCGACCAGCAGACCGCCAGCCTGCACTCGGCCGCCATCGCCTACCAGGCCACCGGGGCGCAGACCGCCAACCTCTACGACCTGGCGAAGTCCCGGCTGCTGGCCGACTCGCTGCACGAGCCGAACATCAAGGACGCCAAGGACGGTGGCGTGTGGCGGATGCTCTCCGAGATCGGCTACAACGACAAGGGCGGGGCCGCGCTGTGGCGGGCCGCCACCCCGGCGGAGGCTATCCGCCGGGAGAACGGCCGCGACGCGGTGGTGCAGTTCCGGCAGGCGATCAACACCGAGGACAAGAACGGCTGGAACAACACCACTCGGCGTGAGTACGCGGAGATCGCCACCAACATCATGCACGAGCTCGGCCTGCAGGGATCGCAGCGCGGTGTCGTCGACTTCTGGGTGCGCCAGCTCCTCGGGATGCCGTACGGCACCAACGAGCTGGGCGAGGAGGTCGGCCGCGTGAACGGCCGGTTCGCCAAGGAGGCGGCCAACGACATCCTCTGGAACGTCCGCAACCGCTACCTTCCCGTCGTCGGTGCCGAGGTCCCGCTGCTGCACATCCATGACCTGCAGGCGATCTACCGTGCGGGCAAGTGGGTGCCGCGCTCCTCGATGGACGGCGACGCCTCGCCCGCCGGCAACTGGAACGAGTGGGTCGACATCTCGCTCGGCTCTGCGCTGACCTCCGACAACCTGTTCGACCCGCTGTACCTGCTCGCGCTCGACGGGTTCATGCACACCTACCAGTCGGCCACCTCCTCACTGCTGGACCTCCCGGTCTCGTTCGACGCGATGAAGACCGCGCAGCTGATGGACCCCGACACCAACGCGCTGCTGGTCTCCATCAGCGACGAGACCAACCTGCTGGCCACCGACCCGATGCTGCTCGACGTCACGAAGGCCAGCCTCGAGGCGATGATCGGCGGGCAGCGTTTCGCCGGGAAGCTCTACGCCAAGGCCGCTCCCGCCTCCGCGATCGCCAAGCGCCGTGACGCACGCCGCGAGTGGCGCAAGGAGTCGGGTGTCCCGGTGCCTGTCGACGTCTCCCTGAAGGACCTGCGCAAGAACGGCGCCCGGTTCACGCACAAGTCGACGGTGACCAACGCCTTCGCCCGCAGCCTGATCAACATGCGTGTCGGCACGGCGCTGCTCAACCCGGCGCTGTACGTCTCGATGGGCCCGGAGCAGTGGATCCGTGGCACGCTCGACCGGGCCGCGAACCTGATCACCGGTCAGTCGCTGGCCGTGCGCACCACCCGTGAGGGCGAGCTCACCTCCACCTCGCTGGCTGGTGCCGCCGCGAAGGTCGGTGACCGGCTGGCCGGCACGGCACTCGGTGAGGGCCTGGCGAACATGGGGCTGGAGATGGCGTACACGCCAGACCAGCTCGTCAAGTTCCGCCAGCTCGTCACCGTGCTCGGGCAGCGCAACGACTTCAAGGCGATGGTCTACAAGGACCTGATGTTCCTGCGGCCCTACGAGCCGGGTATCGGCCGCATCGAGAAGTGGCTGGAGAACTACGCGAAGTTCGGCGCCAGGATGCAGGACCCTACCTGGGGGATGCGGGCCGACACCCTGGCCCGCCGCTACCTCGAGGGCGCGCTGCAGGAGATCAACGCCACCCCGACGCTCAACGTGATCAGCAACGAGACGCTGATCGCCGCTCTCGCCACCGACCCGGAGTGGCTCAAGGACAACATGGAGGCCGCCCATAACGCGGGCACCCGCGCCGTGGCGCAGCTCCGGTCGCTCAAGCCGACGGTGCTGAGCCAGACGCTGCGCGGGATCTACGAGCCGCTGTCCGCGTCACCGAACGCGGGGCTGAACTTCCTCGGCAACGTGGTGCTGAAGATGCCGATGCTGTTCAGCAACTACGGCATGAACGTGATCACCACCGTCACCGGGCTGCAGGGCCTCGACCAGATGACGGCGGCGTTCATGACGGGTCGGACCAACGGGTTCAAGCACCCGCGCACCCTGCTCGGCCGGGTCCAGGCGAAGATGGCCGGACGGGAGATCACCCCCGACGACGACGCCAACTTCGACCTCGACTCGGTGATCGAGACCATCGACCTGTCCCGTGCGTTCATCCGTGGCGGCCTGACCCACACAGGGCTGTTCGCCTTCGGCCTGGCCGCCGGCGGGCTCGGCCTGTCCGGTGAGGACGACGAGACGAAGAAGCGTCGCAAGCTCGCCGCGCTCCAGGGCGCGGGCTTCGTCTACGACCCGCGCGACGTGCAGAACGACTTCCGCAACAAGGACGCGATCTTCCTCGACTGGCTCCCGTTCGGGATGGACTCCTGGTTCCGGGTCACCGGCGAGGACGTGCCCGGCGGCGCCCGGTCCATGGCCCAGCTCAACTGGACCCTCAAGCAGTTCATCTCCCCGATCATCGGGATGGAGAAGTTCTTCGAGACCGGCGACTTCCGCAACGTCACCTGGGGCTTCGAGGACGCCATCGGCTCCTTCCCGCTGATCAACACCCTGATGTGGGACGACGCCGTGCAGACCGCGCACGAGTTCGCGCAGATGGCGAACGACGAGGCGAAGCTCGGCGGGCCGCAGAACATGCCGATCGCGGCCGCGTTCGCCGCCAACGCGGTCGGCACGTACGAGCGGATGCTGTTCGAGAACTCGTTCATCAACCAGATCTACCAGGCCCGCGACCGCTACGACCGCGACCCCTACGTGCTGCCGCTGCGGGACAGCAGCGGTGCCCTGCAGCGTGACATCGAGGGCAACCCGCGCAAGCAGGACCTGGCGTTCGAGTCGTTCATCGACCCGGAGACAGGTGAGCTCAAGTCCGGCTACCTCAACCGCGACATCGACTCGGCCACCCTGCACGCGCTGACCGAGAACCGGGCCACGCTGGCTACCGTCGCCACCCTGTTCTCCGGGTTGAGCGGGAACACCCCGGACTACTTCCGCACCCAGATGCCGATAAAGGAGCGGGTCATCGAGCGGCCGCCGGTGAGCCAGGCGGAGGCCGAGACGCTGATCCGGAAGATCTCCCAGGACACCAGCGGCGGCCAGCCGAACCTGACGGCCGACGAGATCTCCTCGATCATGAAGGCCAACGGGCGCAAGGCCGGGGTCTTCCTCGACTACAACAAGGTCGACGCCCAGGCCGCCGCCTTCGCCAAGCAGGAGGGTCCGGCCGCGATGTCGGTCCTCGACGCGCAGGGCCGCGAGCTGCTCACCAAGGAGGGTGCGCACGGCGTGCTCCGCGGCCTGGCCAAGATGAGCGTCCACCTCGGTGACGCCTCGCTGCGCGGCATCCACATCCCGTTCAAGATGCGCGAGGAGATCCAGAAGGACTGGATGCGCGAGCTCATCCAGGACGGCGTGGACATGGGCCTGGACCAGACCAAGGCCACGTCCCGGATGAAGCGGCTGTGGTACGGCCCCATCTCCAACCCCAGCGTCCAGGGTCTCGGGGACATCCTGTGGTCCAAGGACATCTCCTACACCGACAAGATCAAGTACAACCAGCTCAACACCACCTACGTGATGGGACCGGACGGGCGGCCGTGGGCCACCGGCTTCACCCGTGACGGCCTGCTCGGCGCGCTCGGCGTCAAGCCGCTGAAGCGGGCGATGATCTCCGAGCAGGGTGCCACCGGCAACGACTCGATCCTGAACACCGTCGACTTCGTGAACAACATCAACACCGGAATGCGCGGGCTCGAGCTGATCGACGAGTCCCGCAACGTCCCGACCGATGTGGAGATCGGCAAGTCCATCGAGCAGGCCATCAAGGATGCGGCGTCCTCCGACTTCACCCCGTTCCAGCCGTTCACCAACCGGGGCGGTGGCGGCTTCGGCTTCACCCCGTTCCGCCACTTCGGCCGCTCCGGGTTCCGCCGGTTCGGCCGCGGTGGCGGCGGAGGCGGGTTCTCCTCGTTCCCCAACTTCTCCAAGATGTTCGCCCTGCCCAACGTGCGCGAGCCGTTCGGCAACGACATCCCGTTCATCAACACGACGAACCCGCTCATCCGCCGTGGCGATGTGCGGCGTGAGAGAGTCTGGTCCGAGCGAGGAAGGCTGAAGCAGTGGCAGTGAGCTACCAGACGGTCGGCGGGTTCGACGAGTGGTACGTCGACTACAACCCCAATGGCGGCCGCGACGGCAACCTCGACTGGCGTGGCTTCTCGCCACAGGCCGACGAGATCTGGCGCATGTGGCAGACCTACAAGCGCGAGATGGACCTGCGGGTCGAGAACTACGACATCCTCGAGATGCTGGCCGACGGCGAGGTGATCAGCCCGAAGGCCGACCTCCCCAACATCAGCAGCGGGGAGACGGCCGGGCTGGTCCGCCGGATCGCCCGCAACCTGGTGCAGAACACCCCGAACGTTGAGGTCATCTCCCGGTTCAACGACGACGACATGAAGGGGATCTTCGCCCGGCACATCCTCGGCGCGAAGATCATCGGCTCCGACGAGTACTCCAACGACATGCAGCAGAACCTGTTCGCGTCGACGAAGACCAGCATCACCCTCGGGTTCGCCTGCGTCATCCCGGTGCTGCTGCAGGACGCGGCCGGCGGCTGGTACATGAAGTACGACACCATCCACTACCGCGACGTGTTCCCCGAGCCGGGGACCAAGGACGTCCGCTCCTGCTGCTCGGTGTTCGTACGCCGCTACCTGACCCGTGGCGAGGCGGTCTCCCTCATCTTCGACCAGGCGCCCGGCTGGGACCTCGACGCGCTGAAGCTGCTGGTCAAGAACCGGCCGCCGGCACGGGAGAACCAGAGCGTCGACCACCAGACGAAGAAGCACCACCAGATCCCGGACGGCTACGAGATCATCACCTGGTACACCGACTCGGGTGCCGACTTCCTCACGTTCTCCGCGAACACCAAGATGCTGCTGCGCATCGAGAAGAACAAGCACCCGCTCAAGCAGCACCCGGTCCACTTCCTGGTGCTCGAGAAGGACGAGCACCAGCCGCTCGGGAAGTCCCAGGTGGAGCTGCTGATCGGCCGCCAGGACTTCCAGGACCTGATGCTCAACGGTGCGATGAAGCTGTGGTACCGCAACATCAACCCGAGCATCATCGGCTACGGGACCGTCAACGCGGTGCCGAACCTGAGCCCCGGCAAGTACACCCAGATCTCCAACCCGAACGCGAAGATCGAGCCGTTCGAGGTGAACACCCAGACGCTGATGCAGTACTCCTCGATCAGCCAGCAGAACCTCGGGTCGATGGTCAGCCTGATCGGTGCCGCCGACCAGCAGATGGCTCAGTCCCAGGGCGGCAACGGCCAGGGCATGAGCGCCACACCGCAGGGTGTCGAGGCACAGCAGGCGATGGTCGACATCACCACGAACAACTACCAGAAGGCGATCGAGGCGTTCTTCAGCCACTACTGCTCCTACGCGCTGACGATCTACTTCCAGGAGCTGAAGGCGGTGAAGAAGGTCCGGCCCTCGGCCGAGGCCCGGATCAAGCTGCTCGAGGCCGGGCTCGACCCGGAGCGGATCAACCCCGACGGGTCCATCGAGGTGGACTTCGAGGACATGGCGACCGAGTACTGGGTGCGCTGCGTGCCCGGCTCGCTGGTCGAGATGGAGGACGAGAAGCAGCTCCGGATCCTGAACCAGCTGTTCATCCCGCTCTCCCAGGCGATGCCGGCGCTGGTCGCCACCCAGGACCCGGACCTCACCCGGCAGGCGGCCAAGGCCATGCAGTACATCGTCGGCAAGCAGATCGAGCTCTCCGGCGCCACGTCCGCCAAGGAGCTGGGACTGCTCTGGTCGAAGGGCGACGTCGAGCAGGTCAACGAGCGCGACGCGCGCATCGGCGCGGTCGAGGACATGATCTCCGCGTTCAGCGGTGGGGCCGAGGCCGAGCTCGAGCAGAACGGCCTGGCCATCGCACAGATGCAGCAGCAGATCAGCCTGATGGCCCAGAACCAGCAGATCCTGCTCGAGAAGCTAGGTGTGATGCAGCCCGGATCTGGAACCGGTTCTACTACAGAAGCGGAGACACCGGCTGAAGATGTAGCAGAACCCGCCGAAGAACCTACTGTTTACCCTGCCAGCGCCTGACACCAGGCCGCAATCACGAGGAGGAGCGACATGGTCGCACCAGTCCAGAAGGACAGCCTGACCGACTACCAGGTCGCTCTGGCCACGTACCTTCGCATCACCAGCCCCGTGGCTGGGATGTTCACCGGGTCGGAGATCAAGCCGAACCCGAACGCCCGGTCCATCCGGGTACCCGACATCCGGGTCGACGACTACATCGTCGACGCCGAGCTGGGCCGGATCGGGTCCGAGCACTACTCCGGGTCGGAGTTCACCGGCGAGTGGAAGAACGGCGTGCCGCCCATCGAGTGGCGCACCTACTCCATGAGCCGCCACCGCGCCTTCGGCTTCACCGTCTTCGACGAGCAGCTCCGCTACTCGCCGATCAAGAACATCGTCCAGGAGTACACCGGCCGCAAGATGCAGACCACGGTCCTGCGCGACCACGACAAGTACTGCCTGCTCGCCGCGATCTCCGGCCACATGACCGGCAAGCTCGTGCCGCGCACCGCCGCCGACACGCCCGGCCCGCAGTTCGTCGACGCGGTGAAGGTCTCCAACACCGGCAACGCCGCGGACTACAAGTGGATCGCGGAGCCCGGCGAGGACTTCGACAACCAGATCCAGCCGTCGTTCGCCACCATCAAGGGCGTCTTCCTCAACGACACCGACCCGCTCTCCACGCTGGACGCGCTGACGCTGCTGTTCAGCGACAACTGGTTCGACTCCAACTTCGGCAACAACGAGCGCTTCCTGCTCGTCACCAGCGCCCTCGAGCTCGTCTACATCAACGCGCTCATCGACGCCGGTGCCGGAACCGAGTCGGCCTTCAAGCTCCTGAAGGACGGTGACATCTCCGGCGCGAACGCGGCCGGCTACCTCGGCACCCTGAAGGGGTCGTGGAAGCTGGTCAAGATCCACCCGGAGTTCCTGCCCAAGGTCTTCACCGACACCAACCTCGTCGTCGACCCGGTGGCCGACACGGGCACGGCGGCCCGCACGCTGCGCCAGGTCATCGCCCTGGCCGCGTACAAGAACTCGGTGCAGACCTACGAGCACTTCGCGGAGCGTCGCCAGGCCGACGGCGGCGTGCGCTTCAAGGGCACCGAGTACGTCCAGGACTTCTCCTACGACTGCTGGGTGATCGACCAGCTCAGTGAGGGTGTGGTGCCGGTGTTCCTGCCGACCACGATCTCCAACCTGCAGGTCGTCAGCGACTCGTTCACCGCCGTCGCTGCCAAGGTCGCGGCCGCCCGCGCACAGCTCTCGGTGGCTCCCGTCACCTACCCGCTGTCCGGCGCCAACACCCTCAAGTCCCGGCCCGAGTGGTACACCTCGCCGTACGAGGGCACCTCGTCCCTCACCGCCGGCGTGCAGGCCACCGGCGACGTGGCGCACCGCAACCCGCTGCTCGCCGCGGACGACACCACGGACTCGTCCGGCCAGTAGTAGCCAGCGGCTACGGAAGGGAACGACATGGACAAGCTCATCGAGCTGCTCCAGCAGATCCAGGAGCTGGCCGGTGTCGCCATCGACGCGCTCAAGGGCGCTGCCGGTGGCGAGCACGGGCAGGGTGGCCCGCCCCACGAGGGTGGCGGCGGGCCCCCGCACCAGGGTGGCGGTGGCGCTCCCGAGCGCCGTGCCGCTCCGGGCGGCCCACCCGGTGGTGGCGGTGGCGCCGCACCCGAGGGTGGACCGCCCCGGCGCGAGGAGCAGCCTGCCTAACAGGCGGCTGGGACGCCGAGGTGTGGTGCTTGGGAGGACCACACCTCGGCGTTCCCTACTCGATAAGGAGGTGACGGACCCCGATGCCGAGGCAGACGAATGACAACTCGATCCTCCAGGCCGACCTCACGACATCCCCGGCCCGGGTCCAGCTCCGTGCCGAGGCGCGGCACTCCTTCGCCTTCGGCCTGTACTTCGAGACGGCCGACGCCCAGCGTGTCAACATCACCGGCTGCACCATCACCTTCACCGCGATCAACCCGGTCTGGCGTGCCACCGGCATCGCGGTCACCAAGGTGGCCGACATCGTCGACGGCCCCAACGGCCACGCCCAGGTCAACCTGCAGGCGGTCGACCTCGACCTGCTCGCCGGGCAGTACGAGTTCGACGTCACACTGCTGACGCCCGAGGCGTACTCCAACCCGATCTTCAAGGGCTACCTCGAGGTGGTGGCGAACCCGGACCCCGGCTACGTCGACGAGGTCTACGACGCCGCGAACCCGCCGGACTCGCTGACCACCAGGCTCTTCGACAACCACACCGTCGGTGTCGTGGTGAACCACCTCTCCGCGCTGACGCTCGAGGTCGGGTCGGTCACCACGCTACCGACAGGGTCCGACGCATCCGCCGGGATCATCGGTGACTACCCGCACCAGATCCTGAACCTCGGCCTGCCGCGCGGCGAGGCGTCCACCGTGCCCGGCCCGAGCGGACCGGCCGGACCCCAGGGCACACCCGGTACCACCGGCTCACCGGGAGCGACCGGACCCCAGGGTGCGCCAGGCGCAACAGGCGCGACCGGCCCGGCAGGACCGACCGGCCCGGCGTCCACGGTTCCCGGTCCGACCGGACCGGCCGGTCCGCAGGGTCTGACTGGTCCTTCCGGCCCGGCGTCCACCGTTCCCGGCCCGACCGGGCCAGCCGGACCACAAGGGCTCGAGGGTCCGGCTGGCGCGGCCAGCACGGTGGCCGGACCCACCGGCCCGAAGGGTGACCCGGGCACGGCCGGTGCCACCGGAGCCACTGGCGCCCAGGGCCCTAAGGGCGACACCGGAGCGACCGGCAGCACCGGAGCCCAGGGCTCACCGGGAACCCCGGGCACGCCCGGTGCCACCGGTGCGCAGGGTCCGAAGGGCGACAAGGGCGACCCGGGTGCGACCGGGTCGACCGGGGCCACCGGCCCGCAGGGCTCCGCCGGCACCGGCATCAACGTGCTCGGCTCGGTGGCCACGGTCGCTGCGCTGCCACCGCCCGGTGGGCTGAACCCCGGTGACGCCTACACGGTGGTGGCCGACGGCCACATGTACGTCGTCAACGCCTCCCGTACCGCATGGACCGACGTCGGCGTCATCCAGGGACCGAAGGGCGACCCCGGTGCCACCGGAGCCCAGGGCCCGAAGGGCGACACCGGTGCGGCCGGAACCCCTGGTGCGACCGGGGCCACCGGGTCGACCGGCGCCCAGGGCATCCAGGGCAACCCGGGTGCGACCGGCGCCCAGGGCGTCAAGGGCGACCCGGGCGTGGCCGGGCCGCAGGGCGTCAAGGGTGACACCGGTGCGACCGGCAGCACTGGTCCCGCCGGCACCGCCGGTGCCACCGGGCCACAGGGGCTGCAGGGCAACCCCGGTGCTACCGGCCCCACGGGTGCGGCCGGCACCGCCGGAGCCACCGGACCACAGGGTCCGCAGGGCAACCCCGGTGCGACCGGGTCGACCGGAGCCCAGGGCCCGAAGGGCGACACCGGCGCGGCCGGTGCCGATGGCGCCACCGGAGCCCAGGGCCCGAAGGGTGACAAGGGTGACCAGGGCATCCAGGGCATCCAGGGCATCCAAGGTGTCCCCGGTGTCGCCGCCGACTCCGGGTGGCTGGCGTTCACGATGGGCAACGGTGACCCGCCCTGGGGCGGTCTCGCCGCTATCTCCTATGCGGAGTACCGGGTCATCGGCCGGATGGTGTACATCCGTTTCTCACGGACCTCGGCCGCCTCGGCGTACACCGGCTCCGCCTCCGGCAACTTCGCCAACATCGACATCGCCGTTGCCGGTGCCGTTCCGGCCGCAGCGCGCCCGACCCGCAACCAGTGGTTGCTCGCGGCATGGAACGACCTGATGGTGACGCTGCTCGTCCAGACGACAGGGGCAATCACCATCTGCGGTGGCATCCCGTCCGGCAACTACGGCTCAGCGACCGTGTTGAGCTGCAACGACTCATACAGTCTGGACTGAGGAGGACAGCCCATGATCGTCAAGACGCCACCGTTCCAGCGGCCCGTCGACAACTCCACGTTCACCGACATCACGCCGTTGGCGTTCACCATCGGCAAGGACGCCCTCGGTGGACCGGCCCTCGACTTCGCCGGTGACCTCACCGACGACCAGGTCCAGCAGATCCGGGAGCGGGTCGACGAGCCGGTCAACTCCACCACCCTCAAGCAGCAGACCCACGACGCCTTCGTCGGGCTGCGGCAGACCCGGGACTCGACCGGGGCGCTGACCAACGCGCAGCTCTCCAACGCCGTGCGGCTGCAGGCCAAGGTCATCATCGCTCTCGGCCGGATGGTTCTGGGAGAAGAAGATGCGGTCGACTGATGGAGCGGATCCGCGACCGGTCGACCGGCGACCTCCTCGTCCTGATGATCGCCGGGACTGTGTGCGCCGTGATCCTCATAGCAACGGGAGCTGTGATCGTGCAGAAGGTGCTGCGTCCCGACGACATGGACGCCGTGAAGGCGGCGGCGCAGATCGGGGACGTCATCAACACTCTGATCGGGCTGCTCGCGGGGTTCCTCGCGGGCCGCACAGAGCGGACAGCGAGGAGAGACCGATGAGCTTTCCCATGGCAGGCGACTGCCCCGTCTACTGGTACTCCGTCGAGGAGCTCGAGGACGACGTCAAGCTGACCCTGTGGCCGCAGGTCGGCTCCCCCAACGTCTTCATCATCAGCCGTCTCGATGCGGCGATCATCGGATCCGCGATGGTCAACCACGCCGTGGCGCTGCTCGATGCGGACGAGGCCGCACAGTGAGAACATGGACCCGCCAGCACACCGGCTGGCCGAGCAAGGAGATCACAGATGACTGACGTCACCAGCCGCAACCTCTCCAAGGAGGCCGGCAAGAAGAAGGACGCGATGGGCGCGGCGCTCGTCACCGTCTCGACGACCGCCGCACTGGCAGCCGTCGGCAACGCCATCAACACGACCGGCAAGTACCAGGGGAAGATGGTGTTCAACTCGACCACCAACATCCTGGTGGTCGCCGTCGGATCCACCGCCGCCTCGGTCTGGGCCAACGCCGGCACCGGAGTCACGGCCCACACCCCGGTCTGATGAACCCCGTCGCCGTCATCACCGAAGCGCTGCAGTCGCTGCCACCGGCGGTGCGCAAGTGGCTGCTGCTCGGGTACTCCGTCCTGGTCGTCCTGGTCGGGGTGCTCGCGCTGGTCGGTGTCGGCCTGCCCTACGACAAGATCACCGCCGTGCTCACCCTGGTCGGCGGCTATCTCGGAGTCCAGTCCGCCGTCAACGTCCCCGCCAAGGGCGAGGGCACGAGGGTGGACCACACGCCCGAGCACATGAAGGAGTAGCCGTGTTCACCGACAAGGGCGGTGCCGAGCAGAAGTCGACACCACTGAAGCACCTGGTGCGCAAGCCGCCCGGTGGTGGCCGGACCGCTGCTTCCGGCCACCCCGGTGCAGGGGCCAGCTCGACGCTGCGCGAGTGGACCGCCGGTGCCAGCCACCGTGCCGGGCCCGCCCCGGCGGTGGAGCCGCAGCACCCGGCACGGACCAACTTCGCCAACTTCATCCACTCCATCGGGTCCGGCATCGCCAACGCCGTGCACGTCCCCACGCCGCCGGACTCCTACGGCCAGCCGCCGGTGCCGGAGTACCTGACGGCCGCGGTCAACCCGACGCCCGAGCAGAAGGCCGACTGGCGCGGGCTGGACCGCACCGCCCGGGAGGCCGCGCTCGGCATCCCGTCCGCCGAGCAGGGGCCGAAGGCGAACACCCGGCCCAAGCCGAAGGACGTCGGCCAGGTCGACCGGATGTCGTGGGAGGAGTACAACGCGCTGAGCGAGAAGCAGCGCGCCGCCGTCGACTTCAACACGCTGCTGGTCAAGGCGGTCAGCAAGGACAACGCCAGCCAGAAGATCTACGACCCGACGCTCGACGAGAAGATGGCCTACGAGAAGGGCGTGGAGCACATCTTCGGCGACGACGCCAAGCAGCCTGACGAGTACGCACCGGAGACGCTGTCCCTGCTGCAGCAGATCAACTACCACGACGACGCGGGCGAGCTCGACGACTTCCTCGGTCTCAAGGCGGCCATCACCGAGGAGGACCTCAAGCACATCACCGTCGCCGCACCCGCCAACGCTGTCGCGTTCTCCGGTGCCGACCAACCGCAGGTCGACCGGATCGAGCTGACCCAGCAGCTGGCCGACCAGACCCAGCGGCTCGAGGCGTCGCTCGCCAAGGGCACCAAGATGCTGCAGTCGATCAACGCCACCGCCAACCTCGAGCGGAACACCATCCTGAACATGGTCGGCGGGATCCCGAACAAGCCGCCCCAGCCGCTCGGCTACGGCGCCGGCGAGGTCGACACCTACTTCAAGCAGGCGTTCGACGCGCTCGCCAACCAGGCCAACACCAAGGACAAGGACGAGATCCTCGGTGTCATCAACCAGGACCTGTCGCCTGACGAGCTGCAGGCGTTCAAGTCCTACTCCGACACCCGGGTCGGGAACGCCGAGAGGTTCGACCTCCCGCTGGGCGAGGAGAAGGGCGTGACATACCGTAGTCCCGAGGAGTTCCGTGACCTCCTCGGCATCGGAGGTGGACGATGAACCCGCTGGCGTCCATCCCGATCGCGCCACGACCGCGTGCCCGGACACACGCGGCGGCGCCTGCGAAGCGCAGCAGCGGAGGCGGTGGCTCCCACGCTTCCTCGACCTCCGCTGCTGCTCGCTCGAGCTCGGGTTCCAAGGCAAGCAGCTCGGGCTCGAGCAAGCCGGTCAACACCATCGCCGCGGCCCAGGCCCGTGCCGACGCCAAGGAGCGCAAGGCCCAGGGCAAGGCGGCGCGCAAGTACATCGACCAGGCCACCACGCTCAACCAGCAGGTCCGGGCGCTGCAGGCCGCACTCGGCGGCAAGGGCTTCATCAAGGCGCTGAACCAGCGGCTGCGCAACGTGACGCTGGTCGCCAACCAGCAGGACGCCGCGCTGGTCCACGACTTCCGCTCCCGCTACGGGGCGCTGAAGGACACCTTCACCGACAACGAGAAGGCCGCCGGCGCGCAGACGTTCGCCGCCCTCGGCAACCGTGGCCGCGAGCGGGCCAACGCTCTGAGCGAGGCGATGGCCCAGGGCGCCGGCGAGTCCGACATGCTGCGCACCCAGCAGATGAGCCTGCGGAACTGGAACGCCAACCAGAACGAGGTGTCGCGCAGCTACCACGACACGCTCACCTCCATCAACTCCTCGCTGGTCGACCTGACCGCCGACACCCGCACGGCCCGGATCAACATGGCCAGCCAGGCGAACGCCGACCGGTCCTCGCTGTGGACCGACTACTACTCCCAGCGGTCGGAGACGCTGACCCAGCTCGGCAACGTGCGTGGCCAGCAGGCCGAGTTCTACGGCCTGGCGAACGAGGCGGTCTCCAGCAAGGCCACCCAGGGCAAGCGCAAGGCTGCCGCCGGTGCGTCCGGTGCGGCGTTCATGGGGGCCACGAAGGCGTCCGCCACCGCGTGGAAGAACCCCGGTGTGAAGGCTTCGCTGCGGAACTGGGCCGGGCCCGCCGCGTTCGAGGGCGACCTGACCACGTCCAACCGTCACGAGACAGTCGACGAGGTGCCGCTCAAGCGGCCCGAGGGCGCGACGCTGAGAGGATGGGCATGACATCGAGCATCAGCCCCGAGCTCGTCTTCACCCTCGACGACGCGGTGAAGGAGGTCCTCGGCACGCTCTACGGCATGGACCTCAACTACGACCCCGAGCTGGACCGGTACGCCAACGTCACCCGTCAGCTGAACCGGGCGCTGCGGTCCAACGCGCTCGAGCACGAGTGGTCCTACTACTCCTCCTCGCAGTCGGCCGGCACCAGCGTCGAGGGCGACAACGAGATCTGGCTGCCTGCCGACGTGCGGCCGCGGGTCGTCGGGGACGATGCCGTGCGCCTGGTCGACGCCGACGGGCACGTCGTCCGGTGGGCCTACGTGCTGCCGCGCGACGCCCTGAGCAAGTACTACGGCCGCTCCGGGATCTGGTGCGCGGTCACCCGCAACACCATCGCGTTCTCCCGGCCGTTCGACCTGGCCGAGGCTGGGCTCGACATCCAGGTCCCGGTGATGCGGGAGCCGGTGATGTTCCGGCTCCCCGCCCAGCCGGAGGACCCGTCGCTGCCGACGGTCACCGTGGACCCGGCGATCCGGGTGCAGCCGATCGACTTCCAGTACCCGGACGTCATCACGATGCGGGCCGCGTTCTACTACGCGCAGACCGACCCGGTCACCCAGCCGCGCGTGCAGACGCTCGAGTCGATGTACAAGGACCTGATGTACCAGGTCATCGAGCGCGACGACCGCAACACGGACTCCCCGTACCTCAACGAGTTCTTCGTCCCCATCCGCAACGGGATCGTCGAGCCGACGTTCCTCCACCCGCACCCGCACAGCGACGAGCGACGGAGGTAGCCCGTGCCTCCGAAGGCGAAGACACCGGCACCCATCGACCGGCCGATCTCACGCGCCTACCTGCGGCAGTTCACCGGCTGGTCCACGGCGTACCCTCCTGGCGTCTCCGACTCGACTTCCCTGCGAGTCATGGAGAACATGATGATCCAGCAGGAGGGTGCGATCCGGGTGCGGCCGGGGATGCGGTACATGTCCTACCTCACCCCGCCGACCGACGCCGCCCCGGCCGGTGCCGCGTTCCTGCCGGCACAGGTCGGGACGCACGAGCCGTTCTTCCTCAACGACGGGAGCAAGGCGTACCTGTTCGCCTGCCGCGAGGGCGACGGCACCGTCGGGTTCCGGGTGCTGGCGCAGACCACGGCGGGCCAGGCCGTCGTCAGCCTTGCGGCCGCCGGCTTCTCCGTGCCGCAGGGCGAGACCCTGCTGAACTTCTCCGCGAACACCAGGTACGTGAAGTACCTGCAGATCGACAACAAGATCTTCGCGCTCTCCGACGCGGGCGAGATGATGCGGCTGTTCTACGTCGGCACCAGCAAGGTCGCCAAGCGGCTGCTGTCGATCGACCGGCCCGAGTGGACGGTGGCCGACAAGCTCCTGGTGGTGCAGCCCGACATCGGTTGGGTGAACACCGGGCCGCCCACCACGACCAGGACCAACCGGTTCACGAACCCCTCGTTCGAGACGAACACCACCGGGTGGACACCGAACAACGCGCTGACGAAGATCACCCGCGACGCCAGCCAGCACCAGGACGGTGCCTACTCGGCCCGGCTGGAGTCACTGCCCACCCGTACGAACCTCCTCCCGTACGCCCTGGGCGACGTGGCGACCGACGGGACGGTCGGGTGGACACCCGGTGCCGGGTCCGCGTCCGTGGCCGTCAGCGCCCCGCTGAACGCCCTGCGCTGGACCCTCTCGCCCGGGCCCGTCGGGCAGCGCGGCTACGTCAACAGCCCCTATGCGGCCGTCGTGGCGGGCCAGGACTACGCGGTGTCCTGGGACCTGGCCGAGCTCACCAACATCAGCCGCATGACAGTCATGGTCCGGTTCTACAACTCGGCCAACACCCAGCTTGGTGCGCAGGCCGAGTTCGGCGGCGTCGCCCTGACGCTGACCAGGAAGACCACCATCAACGTGCGGCCGCCCACCGGCGCCACGAAGGCACGGTTCTTCTTCTACGGCGAGCGCGGCTCGGCCACCCTGGGCTGCGCGGTGTCCATCAAGAACGTGCTGGTCGCGCGCGAGACGGAGCCGACCACGTTCTTCTGGGGCAACTCCGGTACGTCCTACTACTGGACCGGAGCCACCAAGGCGTCCCCCTCGGTCTACCACCCCTCCGCAGACATCGCCGTGCGGGCCACCGTCACCGTCGGTGCGCTGGCGGTGGCCGCCGGGATCTCCATGCGCGGCTCGGTGGCCCGCCAGGGCGGCATGGACTTCACGTTCAACGGCGCGTCCGGGGTGATCGCCACCAAGACCGGGACGCTGGTGACGCTGCCCACCGCAGCGTGGGCGACCGTCACCAACTCCGACATCGCCCATGCGGGCACCACCACCGTGACCGTGGTGGTGAAGGTGAACACCGCTGCACGCGGGGAGACCTACTTCATCGACTCCGCGCTGTTCGAGGCCAGCCCCACCATCGGCGCCTACTTCGACGGGTCTTCCGCCGATGTCCCGGCGCAGACCCACGACTGGTCCGGCACCGCTCACAACTCCACCTCGAACGAGCGGGCCTACTCGGTCGGCAACACCATCCCGCCGGCGGAGACGAAGACCGCGAACACGCTGATCTCCTCGACGTCGACCGCCAACGTCTACAACTTCGGCTTCTTCTACACGTTCATGAACGAGGTGGGCGAGTCCGCGCCGTCCCCGATCACCGTGATGCGCACCCAGCGCCCGTGGTCCGGGTGGCGGTGGGAGACGGGCAACACCGCAGGTGAGCCGTCCGGCACCACCACCGCCGACCCGATCGCGTGCGCCGACCAGCTCGTCGCCTACATGCCGTCCGACGTGCTGGCCGCCGGGCTGGCCGCCGGCGCCATCTCGTGGAACCTGTACATGTACACCTGGTCGGACCAGGACCCGGTGCCGGTCACCGCGGTGCGCGTCGACGCCAGGACGCTGACGCCCGCATCCGTCCACGGGTCGTCGGGCTGGCTCCGGGTCACCCCGTCACAGTCCGAGGCGGGCTCGGAGACGATGGTGCCGCCCACCAAGACCGGCCGGTTCAACTACTCGAGCCCGTCCCGTGGCGGGCAGGGCCTGGTGGCCGCCGACCGCATGGTGCTCGTGGCCGACGCCCGCGACCCGGCCGTCATCCGGTGGACGTCGAACCTGCAGGGCTCCTACACCGACTTCTCCGCCAGCCGTGGCGGCGGGTTCAAGACCCTGACGTCCGGCAACCTGTACATCCCCGCCTGCGTGAAGCTCTGGCAGAACCCGCAGTCGGCGGACACGCTGACCATCCTGTGCCGGGGCGTCGACGGCTACTCGGCCGGCTACTACATGGCGCCCGCCCAGGTGGCCAGCCAGTCCGAGGCGACCAACATCATGGGCTTCGAGGAGACCACCGCCACCCCGGGCACCACGTCGCCGTACGGCTGCGAGGTCTTCAACAACGCGCTCTACCACCCGCTCGACGACCAGCTGATGAAGTCGACGGCGAACAACTACAACATCAGCCACAAGTCGCAGTCCGACAAGATCGAGAACAAGTGGAAGGCGCTGACCCGCAAGGAGTGGATCGTCTCCTCCCTGCACGACAGCCACATCTACTACCTGGTGAACAACCCCGACGGCGAGCCCCTCGAGGACGGATGCAGCGGCAACGAGATCTGGGTCTTCGACGGCAGTGGATCCGCGGACGCGCCCGGCGGAGGCTCCTGGTCCCGCTGGCTGGTGCAGGCGTGCAGCCTGCGGAAGATCGAGCAGGGCGGACAGATCTACATGTCGGTGATCCGTCCCAGCGGGATCTACTACTTCGACGAGCTCTACGGGCTCGACGACTTCGTCGACGACGCCGGGCTGATCTCGAGCCGGCCGATCCCGTGGAAGATGGAGACCAACACCCAGGGCGCGAACCGGGCGCATGACGCCTGGTGCCACCTGCAGCAGCTGCAGCTCAGCCTCGGCAACTTCACCGGTGGGCTGCGCTACGGGATCCGCTCCTTCGACATCCACGGGAAGCCGATCGAGTACGCCAAGAACGTCTACGACAACAACGACCGCACCGAGGCGATGTTCGACCTCGAGGACTTCCTGCAGGTCCGACGCGACCTGAAGGAGTGGTTCTTCTTCGCCGAGTCCACCGTCGGGCCGGACGGCGTCAGCACCCTCGCCTCGTTCGGGCAGATCAACCTGGTGCAGTACAGGTACACCCCGGTGAGCGTGAACGTCGGCTACGAGTACGGGTCGGTCGAGACCTTCGAGTACGGCCGCGCCGACTACACCGGGATGCGTGGGCTGCCCGACCCGCTCAGCGTGAACGGTGTGCCCCGCCCGATGATCGACACCAGGAGACCGTGATGAAGGCTGCCGCCCGCAACAAGCTCAAGAAGGGGTCGTTCGCGCTCCCGTCCAAGCGCAAGTACCCGATCCACGACAAGGCCCACGCGAAGTCCGCGCTGTCGTATGCCGCCCGGCACGACACCGAGGGGTCGTCAGCGACCATCCGCGCTGCCGTGCTCAAGAAGTTCCCGTCGCTGAAGAAGGACGGTGGCAAGTCCCAGCTGAAGAAGTGGGACCGCTAGTCCTTACCGTGACGGTTGCGGCCGAACACGAACCAGAGCACCGCGACCAGGAACACGAGCGCCAGTACCGTGAACACGGCTACATGCTCTTGATCTGGGTTATCAGCGGGACCAGCACCCAGAAGAACAGCCCGAGCGCCACGAGGTAGACCCTCGGGGACCAGTCCCGGACCGACGCGAGCGCGAAGCAGATGGCGGCTGCGAGCAGCAGAAGCAGGTACACGACGTCCATGGACTGAGGGTACCCGAGATGTAGTCACTGTAGTCACCTGTAGTCACCCCGGGGGTGACTACACATAACTGCAGGTCAGAGGCCCTTTTCGGACGATGTAGTCATGTAGTCACCTCAAAAGTCTTAACACTAAGAGCGAGTCATAGCGGTAGAAACTTTGGGGGTGACTACATGACTACATCTCTAAGAAAGGGCCTCTGACCTGGGCAAACGTGTAGTCACCCCCAAGGTGACTACAGGGGTGACTACACGACCGACACGCCGGGTGTCGGGTGAGACTGCACCGTCTCCCTGTAGCGCGATCCGGCTGCTACTGTTCCTCACATCGGCTACCCGACCTACCTAGGAACAGCGATGACCCAGTCTCTGAAGGCGGCCTACTTCCAGGCGCTGAAGAATGCAGGCGTGGCCTTCGACCGCCACTACCGGGAGTACTCCACCGACGAGCTCAAGCTCGCCTACGACAAGCTGACCGAGGGCGAGGACACCATCGACCTGCCACCGGTCGAGGAGCCCGCCGGCGAGCAGCCGGCCGAGGACGAGGAGCCGCCGCCCGCCGGCTTCTTCGGCTACGACGAGCCCGTGCCGCAGCCGCAGGCCGAGCCCGAGTCCACGGTCGAGAAGACCCAGGACATCGCCGTCAAGGCGGCCGACCCCAACGAGATGGCCGGGCAGCGGCTCAACAGCCAGCCCCTCGACGAGCCCATCCGGGTCGACCCGGACACCGGCCGGGCCTGGTTCCAGGAGGAGATCCTCAAGCCCGCGTACCCCAAGCCCCGCGGCCGCCGCGTCCTGACCTACCTCGAGCGTGGCGTCAAGCAGGAGGAGGTCCACGCCGGCCAGTTCATGGAGTCCTTCGAGGTCGCAGGCGACGGACCGGCACGGGTGGCCGAGGTCCGGATCACCCTGCCGTCCTACCAGGTCGGGATCTTCAAGGACCCCCGCTTCCCGTTCAAGGTGCACACCTACAACGGGCTCGAGGGCTTCGACCTGTTCGAGGTCCGCGACTACTACGGCGGAGCCGAGCTGGTCCCCGAGACCTGCAAGCTCGTCTACGTCGAGAACGTGCTGTGCTACGACATCCGTAGCGTGGTCAGGGCCATCGAGGCCGAATACCGTCACCTCGTGCTGACAGGAAAGGTGGAGCCGTGAGCGGCGACAGCGTCCCCGGAGAGGTCATCGAGACCGCCGACTACAGCGACCAGGACAAGATCGACCTGGCGCACCTCGGCGTGAACCCCGACGACGACGCCAAGTACCACACCATCCTCGAGGTCTGGCGCGAGGTGCTCCGCCCCGCCGCCGCCGAGGCCGGCAAGAAGGTCACCCCACAGTGGGCCAACCGGATGCTGGCCGCCTACATGGGGCTGACGTACGCGGACATGGACGCCTTCCGCGACCTCTACTACGAGCGCATCGGGGAGATGCTGCACATCCTCGAGGTCGAGATCAAGACCGACGACGACGCCCTCGACTGGGCCACGCCCGAGGAGGACGCGGCCGAGAACTCGGCCCACTACAAGAACATGCTGCTGCAGTGGCAGCTCGCCGTCCTCGCGTGGGAGATGGACTGGAACACCACCGACGAGGACGCCGCGGTGCAGATCGCGGTGATCTCCGAGGTCCACAAGATGTTCCTCGGTGACCAGGGCCTGGTGGCCTGGCTCGAGAACATCCGCTTCGAGTTCACCGAGGCCGACCAGGCGATGTTGGTGGCCACCCTGATGGAGTTCCGTGGGGAGGAGCTGTGAGTGAGCAGTCCACGGAAGACGCGGTTGTCCTTCCTGTCCACGGCGACGCTGCGTTTGCGACACTCATGGACGCGCTATCGCCGGAGCCGACTGGAGAGGCGGCTGGCGAAGGAGGCACGCCGGCTGGATCTCCTGGTGGAGATGAGCCTGGAGCAACGCCGCCTGTGCGCCCGGCTGGAGCAGCGACTCCACCCGCCGCTGGAAGCGGTGATGGCGGAGATCGGCCTGCGACCACCGGAGGACCCGGAGCCGTCAAGCCAACCGACGGCGCTTCCGATGCGGCCGCACGGCAGCCCGCCGTGGACGGACAGCCCGGAGCAGACGGAGCAGCCGGAGCCGGAGGAGCCGATGGCGGACCCGGGACTGGAGATCGCCCAGCGTCTTGGACTGCTCCAGCCGCAGACTTCGTTCCCCGTCTCGGAGAGCTCGCCACCGCGCTAGAGGACAGGACCCTCAAGGCGTACCAGACCGCTGCGCTCGAGGAGGTCCAGACCGAGCACGAGCAGTACTTCGACGCGCTCAAGCGGCACCCCCGCCTCCTGGTCGGCATGGAGGTGCCGAAGCTCGAGGGCGAGGGCATGGAGACCCTGCGCGACGCGAACGACGCGAAGGACTGGCAGGACGCCGTGAAGTCGCTGCTCGTCGACGAGGTCAACGACCGCGCCACCAAGGCGCTGGAGGACAACGCAGACTTCCTGCAGACCGTCCACGCCAGCATCGAGCTGTTCCAGAAGAACCCCGACATGATCCCCGGCACGGCCGAGTTCGACGTCGACCTCGCCAACCAGTTCGCCGAGATCGCCACACCCTACGAGCTGCGTGTCGACGGGAAGCTGCAGGGATACTCCATCCCGGTGCAGCCGATCATCGAGCAGCTGCGAACCAGACTGGTCGCAGCTCGGGCAGCGCCTCCTCAGCAGGCAGCAGGCGCTCCGGCCTCGACCCCCGCAGCGCCTGCTGCCGCCCGCCGGCCTGCGGCTGAGCCACCGCAGGCCGGCATCCCCTCCAAGGCCGGGTCGTCCGACGCGCGTGAGGACTTCTCCACGCTGTTCGGCACCATCGGCCTGCCCGACCTACAGATCTGAGGAGAGCCATGGAACCGGAGATCCTGCAGTACTTCGCCTACGAGCACCTGCCCGAGCATCTGCAGCCGGTGTCGGCGAAGTTCTCGATGCTCGCCCGGGAGATCGCGTCGGGTCTGCCGGAGTGCGCCGAGCGGTCCGTCGCCCTGCGCAAGCTCCTCGAGGCGAAGGACGCGGCTGTGAGGGCGGCACTGTGAACGAGATCCGCATTGGTCACATCTCGATGCAGTCGACGGACCGCCCCGGCGAGCAGCACGCCGACGCGCGGAAAGTTTTCGCTCGTGCCAAGGCCCGCAACTACGTGTGGCTCACCGGCTCCGAGGCCAACAACGCCACCGTCTCCGCCGTGTTCGAGTCCGAGGCGAACGCCGCGGGCTTCTACTACGTGCGCGGCGGCGACGCCTGGATCGCGGTGCCCAAGCACCGGGTGAACGGCGTCCTGCAGCACGGGTTCACCCCGGTGATCAAGGGCGAGGCCCACAAGTTCCCGACGCGCGGCGTCACCCGTGCCACCTACGTCGACGACGAGCTCGGCAAGGTGACGGTGCTGGCCTGCCACATGCAGACCAAGCGCACGTCGGTGGACCGCCCGCACGACAACGTGCTGCTCGCCACCGAGATCGGCAAGCAGGCACGCCAGTACGGGCAGGGCACCTCGCTGGTGTTCTACGGAGGTGACCAGAACATCACCGACCGCACCGACGACACCTTCAAGGGCCAGCCGCTGACGTCCTGCTGGGACGAGCTGAAGCGCTGGCCCAACACCGGCCACGACAACATCGACGTCATCGCCTCCTACGACGGTGACATCCGCGTCACCGCGAAGGCCGCCGACGCCTTCGACGACACGGAGTTCTCCCTGAACACCGACCACTACCTGATCGAGGCCGTCTACACGGTGGCCGACGTCGGGGCCAAGATCCCGGCGCCGGCTCCAAACCCTCCGGCACCGGCGCCGGGTCCGGCCCCCAAGCCGCCGAGCAAGTCGGCCGGCGTCCACGCCAACCCACCGGTGGTGGGCGGCCACCCGAACAAGAACTCGGGCAAGGGCAACAAGCCCATCCGCCGTGTCGTGATCCACTCCGCGGTGACCGAGTGCAAGCGCGGCGCGGCCAGGGCCCTGGGCCGCCAGAACCAGACGTCGAAGACCGGCTCCTGGCACTACGCCGTCGACCCGTTCGAGACGATCCAGTGCTCGTACGACGCCTACGTCTGCTGGCACGCACCGCCGAACCCGCACTCGCTGGGCATCGAGATGGCCGACAACCCGAAGCCCTGGCCGACGGGCAAGCAGACGGCGAAGTGGTGGTTCAACCTGACCAAGGTGTGGCGGTGGAACGACAAGAACCACAAGCTGATGCTCGAGCGGGCCGCGAAGCTGACCGCCGCGCTCTGCGTGGACTACGACCTGCCGGCCGTGTTCCTGTCGGTTGCCGACGTGAAGGCCGACAAGAAGGGCATCACGATCCACGCGAACGTCTCCAAGGCGTTCGGCCAGAGCACCCACTGGGATCCGGGTGCCTGGCCGCGCGGCAAGTTCATGCGGATGGTCCACGCCGAAGTGGCTACCCTGAGGAAGACCTGACAGGAGGGAGGAAACCATGGCAACGGACAAGGACGTCAGCACCACCGAGGCGGCCGCCGAGCAGTACCGGACGATCTCCGGCATCGGCAAGGTCAGCCACATCGACAAGCCCGCCGGGCAGAAGAACGTCGATGCGACTGCGGAGGCGCTCAGCGAGGAGACAACCCCCGAGGAGCCGAAGACCGCCAAGAAGACCGCGGCCAAGAAGTAGGACCTCATGCCCACGTTCCCCGTCCACTACCGCCCGAGGCCGTACCAGCAGCTGCTGCACCAGATGTGGCGGACGCACCGTATCGGCGTCGGGGTACTGCCACGGCAGGCGGGCAAGGACATGGCCATGAGCATGGAGATGTGTGAACGCCGGTTGCGAGTTCCCAAGACGACCGGCGTTTACATCTCCCTCGACAACCCGATGGTGCGCGACATCATCTACGACAAGACGTACTTCGACCCCGACTCCGGCCACTACATCCAGGCGCTGCAGGACAACGTCCCCTACGACCTGTGCGAGTGGAAGGACACCGTCATGGAGGGCCGGTTCTCCAACAAGAGCCGGCTCAAGATGCAGGGGTACTTCCAGTCCGGCCGCGACAAGAACGGTGTCGGCACCTCCTTCCAGGACTACGCCTTCACCGAGCTCGCGCTGTTCACCCGCGAGGACCCGCTGCCCCGGCTCATGCCGATCCTGTCCAACGAGCAGGAGGACAAGCGGCTGATGGCCGTGTCCACCCCACGCGGGAAGCGGAAGAACCCGCTGTGGCAGCTCATGGAGTCGTTCAAGGGCAGCAAGGACTTCCAGGTCCTCACCTTCACCATCGACGACCTGAACACCATGATGGGCCGCGAGGGCCTGCCGCCCGTGCGCAGCCAGGACCAGCTCGCCCAGGACCGCGACGCCTACCACCGCCGCTTCGGCAACGACCGGATGTTCGAGCAGGAGTACTACTGCTCGTTCGAGGAGATGGACGCGGCCGCCGTCTACGGCGAGGCGTACATGGCGATGGTCAACGACCAGCGCATCCACGACTTCAACCTGTTCCAAGGCCACCCGGTCTACGTCGCCTTCGACATCGGCGCCTCCGGCATGCAGTCCGACGCCACAGCGTGGCTCGCGTTCCAGTGGATCAACAACCGGATGTTCGTCTTCGACTGCGGCGAGGGCCACGGCAAGGCGCTCCCGGAGTACGTCGACGTGCTCCGGGAGAAGGTCTGGTTCCCGATGATCACCCAGATGATCCTCCCGTGGGACGGCGACCACCACGAGAAGGCGGTGAACACCACGCCGGCGGACATGATGCGCACCAAGTTCCCGAACGTCTCGGTGCTCGCCAAGTCCGGCAAGGTCTGGAAGATCCCGGGCTCACGCTCCGGGGACTACGACCTGATCACCGACATCCAGCAGGCCCGGATGCAGATGTACAACCTGATCGTCCACCAGACCAACTGCCAGTGGCTGCTCGAGTGCTTCGAGAACTACAAGTACGAGTTCAACCACAAGGCCCAGATGTGGACCGAGAAGCCGCTGCACGACCGCTACTCGCACATGATGGACGCCTACCGCTACGCGGTCCAGGCCACCAAGGAGCTCGACTTCTTCGGCGGCGTGTTCTTCGAGCAGCCCGGCAGCGGAGGATCCGTCGACTACGTGGAGGACTGGTCGAAGGTGTGGGCCAAGGCATGAAGACAGTCTCCGTGCGCCAGGCGCTGCAGCACGTTGCCGACTACCCGGTCCCTCTCGACGACGAGATGATCCAGTGGCCGGTCCACGAGCACATCGCCCGTGCCCTGTACACGATCGCCAACAACCCGGACGCCTCGGTCCGTGGCAGCATGGGACGCGCGAACAAGGCGCGCAAGATGATCCTCGACCGGCTCGTCGGCCGCCGCCGCAGCGGATCCCACCCGGCGACCCGCAACCATGTGTCGATCGACTTCGTCGACCTGACCGGAGGTGAGATCGGTGCTGGAGCTGATGAAGAGGATTGACCCCCTGCTGGCGCTGGTCAGCCTGCTCGGCATCATCATCTGCGTCGGTGGCCTCGGCTACGTCGCCTACCTGTTCGTGTCCGTCATCTTCCTAGGAGCCGCGGGATGCCAGCCGACGTCGTGCCTGTGAACCGGAAGTTCCGCTCCACCATCCCCGACTCGCACCGCCTGAGCCTCGACACCCGGATCCTGTGGCTGTGGAACCAGCGGTTCGGCACCGTGCAGACCGTGTGGCAGAAGTCGCCCGATGTGCTCGACAAGACGGCGGCCACCCTCTACCTGCAGGCGATCATGGCGAAGGACCTCGACTCGATCGCGCAGATCTTCCACCGCATCGAGGGTGGCGCGGTCCCCGACGACAAGGTCCTCGAGCAGGCCGAGTCCGAGATCCGCGTCTGAAAGTTTTTTTACGGCGTGGGGGCCCGCCCCGTACGTGCCCGCCTCCGCCACAGAACGGTGGCCTGTGGGCGCCGGCAGACCCTGCACATGCAACCGGCCCAGTGCAGCAGCGTCTCGGCGTCAGGGATGGTCTCAGGCATCTCTCGTGCCTGCTCCTCGACCAGCTCGAGGGGCAGGAACCACTGGCCGTGGAAGCGCACGGCACGCGGGTCGCCCGGCTTGCGGACACCGTTGGTCCGCTCGTCGGCCGACAGCGGCAGGTACCCGTGCCCGCACTTGTACCACCGGGTGCCGTCCGGCAGGGTCTTGATCGGCCGGCTGGTCACGGGTACAGCGTGCCCTCGGCGTACTCGTTGTACAGCGTCAGCGTCATCGGCCGGTGCCGGCGGATGAAGTAGCCGGGCTTCACCCGATACGCCTTCGGGATCTTCCGCCCCATGATGTAGGTCATGTACGGCTTGTCGAAGTAGAACCTCAGCACCTGGTTGATCTTGCGCAGGTCCGAGGCGGCCGACCCGCCCTCGTCCATCAGGTCCTTCACCCGGATCCCGGTGGCCCACTCGTAGATCATCACGGCCGCGACCCGGTGACCATGCACTGGTGTGAGGTTGCGCAGGAACTTGCGTGTCTCACGCTCCCACGCCACGAGATGGGGATTCTCCCGGATCAGGTACTTGTCCTTCGTGAATGGCATTCTTCCTCTCTCTGAGTCAGGGAGAGTCAGCTGGTCGAGGCGGGCGGACGCCTGCGCGTCGAGGGCCGTTGACGGCACTCGACGCTTGTCGGCCTCCTCCTTCACGAACTTCTTCTTCAGCAGCATCTCGACCTCGGAGAGAAGCTGCCGATCGCTACCGATTGGCTCCATGCGAAGCATGCTACTCGGAAAAAAAGAGAGGACCGCAGCCATTGGCTACGGTCCCCTCCCTCACTTCAGCACCTCACTCCACAGCGCCTTCTCCTGCAGAGACGCCGGTCGCACCGACACGATCTCCCAGCCCTTCTCGGTCCGGTGGAGGTTCTCCACCATCCCGTGCCGGACACGGAACCCGAGGTCGACGACCAGCCGCTCCTCCCGTGCACCGCTGATCTGCGCGTACACCGGCTTCGGTGTGTCACTCATCGCTGCCTCCCTCACCGGGTGGAATGACGTGCCCGCTAGCGAGCTCCCCACACGGGCAGATCGGGTCACGCGGACAGAAACAAACCCGGCATGATGGGGCGCGCCAATGGTCCGTGGCCAGGTGATGACAGATTCCACACCGACCCTCCGGGGCGTGCGTCGGTGTATCACTCATCACTCAGTCACCTTCGCAGCGATCGTGTCAAGTGACGAGGCTATCTGGTCCAGCGACCGCGCTATGTCCACGAGCGAATCGAGCATCTGATGAGCCAGAGCCCATGCGTTCGCTTCGTCTCCGAGGTTCATACCCTCACCTCCGTATGCCGTGAACGGGCCCGGTGAGGGGCTCGCACACGAGACACCGGATGCCCGGTACCCACTCACCGGGCTGACGCTCGGTGCAGAACCGGGCCCGGGTGTCGTGCCCGTTCACGGCGCTGTGGCGGTGCCGTACCGCTCGATGTTGGCGAGCAGCTTCGCCGTCTCGTCCGCGTCGAGACCCAGGTCGATGGCCCGCTTCTCCACGAGCTCCGGCCAGTTCTCGATCTTCGCCTCGCGCATCTGGTTCCCGATGGCGAACAGCGTGTTGTTCCGCTTCCCCGCAGGGATCGGCTTGCTCAGGTCCACGATCAGCTGGTCCTGCATGAGTAGTACCTCCGTCTCGTCGTTGCCCTCGAGGACCGAGATGATCCTCGCGGTTGATGCGGCCGCCTTCTGCTCCCGCGCGACCAGGTCCTCGAGGACCTGGAGCGGCAGCGGCACCGGCTCACGCCCGTTCCACCGCTGCTGCGGGTGGTGGTAGACACAGCCCGTGCTACGGATGTCCACCCCCTGCTCGATGCCGATGCGGTCCCGCACCAGGGCGAAGCCCTCGGTGTGCGACCACACGTCGTCGAGCGTGTAGAACAGGTGGTACCCGTTGCCGGACTTGCTGGTCTCCGCCATCGTCAGCGGCAGTGCTCCCAGCTTCTTGGCCTCGTGCAGCCCACCGTTCTTCCCGTCGATGTCGATGCACACCATCTGCACCGACCTCATGACGAACGCGAACTCCCACTTCCCCTTCTCATACCCGAACAGGATGCGGCGGTGGTTGAACTCGTTGCGCATGTAGCGCGGGATGAAGCCGTTCCTCGGGTCCGACTTCGGACCCTGCAGCCCCCAGCCCTGGTCGGTCCGGCCGTCAGGCCAGGCCCGCACAAGCGCCGGCCCGTTGGGACCGGACAGGGCGAGGAACGACGTCGGCAGTGGTGAGACCACGTCGTAGTCGTCACTCATCCACCAGGGTGTCGAGGATCTCTGCGTCATCGCTGGTTCCTTCCTTGATCGTTCGTACGAATGCGGCAGCCTCGTCCTTGAACGAGACCACCGTCCTGACTTTGCGCACCGTCTTGCCAGTCCGGAAGGACTTGCGCTCGGTGTTGAGCAGCGGAGCGAACAGCGCCAGCACGTCGGGCTCAGCCCACGTACCGAGGTCGTTCTCCTTCAGCCGCCACGACCTGAACCGTGCGATCAGGTCGGAGGCGGCGATGTCGAGCAGGCCCACCGCCCCGAGCGGGTCGGTCTCCTCCACGGCCTTGATGAACTGCAGGCCGAGGGAGTTGGCGTACATCTGGTTCAGCTGAAGCTCGATCGCCTTCGCGGTCGGCGCCAGCCTGGTGGCCACGTCCTGCTCCTGCACGTACCGGTCCACCATCAGCGACAGCAGCGCCCCGATCATCTGCGGTGTGCGCACGTACCTCTCGAAGGAGTGGTCCAGTGCGTACACGTTCGGGAACTGGAACCGCACCAGCCGCTTCTGCAGGGCCATCGACTTGTCGCTGGTCTTCGGCTCCCGGTTGAGACCCTCGATGAACAGCGCGTTGGTCGACACCATCGTGGCCGTCGACTCGTACAGCCGCCGGATCGGCACGGGTTCCCCGGCCGTCAGCGACTTCTCGTACCCGGAGTCCTTCACGTACTCCGAGCGACCGTCGTACACGATGTTGAGCAGCTTGCCGTTCAGCTCGGTGACCACCGGGTTCTGCTCCGACATCGCCTGCCGTGTCACATGGCTGACGTTGTCGGGACCGAACAGGGACTGCAGCATCTTGAGCATCAGGCTCTTGCCGTTGCGGCCCTCGCCCAGCAGCAGCACGTACTTCACCGCCGACCACCCTGGTGCCAGACAGGTAGCCAGGTGGGCCAGCAGCGACTCGGCCTCCTCGTCGGAGTCCAGCCACCCGCTGAAGATGTCGAAGACCTTGGCCTTCGCCTTCTTGTCCGTGTTCAGCATCGGCACCACCGTGTTGGGACGGAAGTCCCCGGACACGGTGACGAGGTTGCCCTCGTCGTCGAGCTCGCGCAGCCCCTGCTTGGTCCGCACGAGCAGCGAGTCCACCGTCTTGTCGATCTGGTTCGCAGTCTGCGCCACCATGAAGTCGAAGCTCGCAAGCTCCGAGTCACTGGCGAACAGCGCATCGAACTGCTCGGCCGCCAGGACCTGGATGTCCCGCCTCGTCTGTGGCAGCCAGATGGTCCGGTCGATGTCCGGAACCACCGATGTGTCCAGCGTCTCGTAGTCCGCCGGGATGTACGTCACGCCTCGATACCTGACCATGTTCGACCCCGTCGACAACCGGAAGGCGTAGGTGGCCAGCTCCTTCTTCGTCTTCAACTCCAGCATGGGAGCCGTCCTTTCATCTCTCGAATGAAAACGAACGGCCGGCCGGTGCCGAAGCACCGGCCGACCGCTCGTCAATCCCGCTTCTGCTGGTTCCGGAGAACCTCGATCTTCCGCTCGATCAGAGCGATGTCGTCCTCCGTGATGCCTGGCCTCTCGAGCCGGTCCAGCAGCCGCGTGATTCGTGGGTCCATGTCATCCATGGAACCCTCCTCTCCTACCCGTGGTCAGGCACAGTGCCTGACCCCGCCCCCGATCACGGGGTAGGAAGAACCTCACTGCAGTACCAACCGGAACACCCGCTTCTTCGAGGCGTTGCCGCCTACACCACGCGGCATGATCCGCCCGATCAGCTGACGCCGGAGACTGTCGTCGTCCGTGTCGTCGATGATGATGAGGACGTCACACGCCTTGTCCAACCCATCCGTGCCGGTGGCCAGCGAAGCCGTACCGACCAGCACGTCGAACACTCTGCCACGGAACTGACCCAGGAGCGCCAGCTTCTTCTCCTGTGTCGTGGACCCGGTCACCAGCCCGTGCGCTACCCGGTCCAGCAGCAGCCTCTGGCTGTACGCCGTAGCCACTGTGGCGTGGTTGGCGTACACGAGCGCCGGAGTCCCGAACCGCTGTAGCAGGGCGTCCACCTGTAGGTAGACGTCATGCCTCAGCAGCCCGTCGTCGTCGATCAGCGACAGCTTGACACGCTGGTGCCGCTCCTCCATCTGGCTGGCGACCACCCGCTCCTCCCTCCGGTTGAAACCGAAACGACGGAACGCGAAGTCCAGCCTCTCGCTGACGGGCAGATCCTGCACCGTGTAGGTCAGGTCGTCCGGCAGGTAGAACACCCCGTCCAGCGCAGCCAGGTAGGCCGCGGCGTCCGGGAACGACCTGAACCCGGTGACCTTGGGCTCACGTCCGAACGGGTTCTCCTCCGTCTCGCAGTTCGCGTAGAGGAACTCGAGGTACCCGCCCTTCGTCCCGTGCGGGTCGAGCACATGCTTGATGCAGTACACTCGCTCCGCGTCGTTGTAGTTCGGCGTCGCGGACGCCAGCACCAGCGGCGCCTGCAGGTGCCGGGCCATCGTGTCCAGCTTGACCCAGCCCTTGCCGCCGTGACCACCGAACAGGTGCATCTCGTCGGCGATCACGGCGACCTTGCGGGACAGCCGGGTGTCCGGCATCCGGAACCTCGCGTGCGACATGGGTTGCACGTCGACGTTCAGCCTCCGGCCCGTCGCCACCCACAGGTCGTGGGTGGCCGGCGGTGAGATGACGACCACCTCGGTCTGTCCCCAGACCACCATCTGCAGCAGGCCGGTGATGGTCTTGCCAGCACCGGTCTTGTAGTACAGGCAGGTCCTCGGTGCCACGCCCGCCAAGACCTGAGCACCGAGGACCGCGTCCTTCTGCCAGTCGAACAGCGGCTGGCCGAGCATCCGCTCGAAGTCCTCGATCATCGGAGCCTCCGCATACAGGTACCACATGACACGGCGTCGGTGGTCTCGACCAAGGTCCAGCCACCGTGAACCTTGCAGCGTGCCACCCGACGGAACTCCGAGATCGCATGCACCACGTTGCCGAGCTCGTTGGTCGTGGTGTTCAGCACCCGGGCGTTCACGACTCCGCCTTGCAGTTCTTGCAGACCCCGAAGGTCAGCACGACCCGGGTACCCCAGCGCTGTCGCGCGACGTGCCCGGTGTAGAAGCCCACCTCCGGCGGGCAGTAGGTCCGGCACCTGTCGCAGGTGCGGTCCCACAACTTCAGCTCCGCCTCGGTCGGCTCGTGGTCCAGCTCGCACATGGGCGTGACCACCAGGTTGCCGGCCTGCGCGTTGAACCCCTTGAAGAACGGGTCCATCTGCGCGAGCCGCTGGTCCACCGCGGCCACCACCCACGGTGGCTCGACGATGAGCTCACTCATCTCCTCGTCCATCACCTGCCTCCTTCCTGGTAGCCCAGTTCCCTGAGACGCTTCAGCGTCTTCTGGTGTCCGCTCGAGTTCGAGCTGAACCCGATGATGACCATGCCGTCCCGGCCGGGCCGGGTCACCTTCCAGTGACCCGACCCGTTCCGTGCGACGACGAAGCCCTGCTTCTGCAGCTTGATGATCAGCTGCCGGGTCTCGCCCCTGGCGCTCACGCCAGGTCCCACCGCTGCGCGATGTACTCCTCCACCGACCGGGCGTGGACCATGTCCTTGCCCACCACCTGACGGAAGATGTCCAGGTATCCGGCGATGTCGTCGCTGTTGTCGGAGTAGTCCGGCGTGACTGCCGTACGCAGCAGCTTGTACCCGATCAGCATGAGCGGCACATCCTCGGCGGTGACCTCGTGTCCGAGGATCCCTGACCAGATCTGTGCCACTCGCGGGAAGGTCTCGGTCGGTGACCCGTAGACCTGCACCCGCCTGTCGATCAGCTCGTCAAGCTGGCCCCTGTCGTTGCTCTCACTCATGTGCTGGTTCCTTGTCTGTCGTTGCGGAAAGTTTTTCTACCGAATCACGCGCCAGGCTTTCCCGTCGAGGTTGTCACGGAGGAATCCGTAGACCACTGCGTTCAGGTCCTTGTGCTTGAGCATCCCGAACAGGGCGATGCGCCCAGCCGCGCGCAGATCCTGGTGGTGGGTGGTGGTGCCGAAGCGCCACACACCGATCAGCTCCATCAGGGGCTGACGCACCACCTTCTTGACGCCGGTGTTGTTGATGACCTCACCGTTGGTCGCAGCCTTCACGTCCTTGACGAGCTCGACCATCCTCACGTCCGTGCCGAACGTCGACCTTGGGCGGTAGCCCTCGACGAACGTCCGCGGCCGGCTGGCACCGTTGCTCATCGCAACGATCCACTCCTGCACGCGCGGCCCCACCGGGTCGGTCTCCGGTGGCTGAGCGCCCGGTCCCTTGATGACCGTGTGGTTCACACGGATCAGCCTGGCATCGGGCATGAACTGGATCTGTACGACACCCGTGTCCACAAGACCCGGGTCGATTCCGATGACGTGCGTAGTACGCTGCATGGCGAAGGTTGGTTCCTTTCTTCGAGAGCCGGGCCCGCACCCCTGTTGCGGACCCGGCTCTTGTCGTCACTTGATGTAGCGGTATGCCGCCTTCACGTCTGCCGCCAGGGGGAACGACGTCAGCGGTCCCGGACGGGACATCATCCTCTCGAGTGCGGCACGCACCTCGTTCAGATCCCAGGTGCCCGGCCTCCAGTCCAGGACCAGCTCGTCATGGAACTGCCCGACCAGCCCGACCTGCCCACCAGTGGTGGAGCAGTACGTGGCGACGTCGACCATCGCCATCATGAACAGCTCCCGACACAGGGACTGTGTCAGGATCCCGGCGAGCTTCCCACCGTAGAGCTCGTACCACCTGACCTGCTTGGTCTTCGGGTCCACGAAGTGGGACTTCCACACCGGACCGGTCTTCCTCTCGGTCGGCCGGTAGTAGCTGATGTTGCGGCCACGGACATAGCACCCGTGGAAGTACCGCTTCAACAGCACGGTGCCCTCGTTGCCTCGCTGGCTGCGGACCTGCATCTCCACCGAGATCGTCGCAGGGTGCAGCTTCTTCAGCGACGCAGGCACAGGCACCGCCTTGAGGATCAGCTCGTACCCGTCCTCGAGGCCGAGCCTCTCGGACGGGCTGCCGTCCTCCACCACGTTGTGGATCATGTGGTTCAGCACGGTCCAGAAGTCCACGATGCGGGGGTTGGCCTCACGCCAGTTCCGCACCAGGTCAGCCGACTCCGCCTCGGTCATCTCGATGCCCATGTTCAAGGCGAACGCCTGTACCGCACCCGGTCCCGCACCGTACCCACACGACAGCTCGCCGGTCTTGCCGACCTGCCGCTGCGCGGGTGTCACACTGTCGATGTCGGTCACGTTGTAGATCCGCATGGCCTGCACCTTGTACAGGTCCAGCCCCTGACGGTAGGCCGAGAGCTTCCACTGCTCGTCGGCCAGCCACGCCAGGCCCCTGCTCTCCACGGACTTGAAGTCGCCCACGATCAGACGACCGTTGGGGTCGCTGGCCGTGAACACCTGGCGCAGGTTCTGCGCCAGCTTCGTGTTGCTCCACTCCGAGTCCGGGTCGAGCAGGTCGTCCATGTCCTGCACCACCTCGAGACGCTTGAGGTTCTGCATCTGGACCGACCGACCCGTGGTGCGCAGCGTCTGCCCCGCACCACAGTGGATGTACTGGTCCTTCAGCCTGTGCCGGCCAGGCCGCCACAGATCCTCGCTCGACGTGTCGAGGATGACGGCCAGCTTCTTCAGGCTGGAACCACCGAGCATCTGCTTCGTCTCCAGCAGAGCCAGCACCTCGGAGTAGTGCCTCTGCTTGTCGTGGTACTGATCGAGCGGCATGGTGCCCAGCTTGTTGATGATCCTCCGCTTCAAGGACTCGACGTGCTTCTCGTCGAAGCTGCGCGCCCTGACGCCACGCTCAGCACACCACTCCTTCAACTGCTTGAGGCTGTTCAGGTTCAGGTCGAACGCATCGTTGTCCACCCTGAACTTCTGCAGCGCCACGTCCTGGTTCTCCAGGTAGCGGCGCTGCATCTCCTCCACCAAGGGCACGTCCACGCACCAGCCGGTGGCGTTCATGTCCATGGTGACGTGCATGTACTTCAGCTCCTGCACCGTCAGCCTGCCCAGGTAGCCATGCACGATGCCCAGCCCCAGCTCCGCATCCACGTCGCAGTAGTGGCCGTACTCGTTCCACTCGTCCGGGTGGTCACGCACCACCTGCGGGTCGAACAGCGGTGACCCGCTCTCCTCCTGGTACTTGCCCGGGAAGGAGAACAACCGCATCAGGTTCTTCCCCGACTCGAGCTTGTCGTTGTCCAGCAGCTGAGGGGCAGCAGCCTCCAGCTTCCCGGCGGCGCCGGCGGCACGCGCCACCACCGCCGAGTCGATGAACCTCGACGACGGCAGGCTGATACCGATGTGGTTCAGCACCGCCTGCTCGAACCCTGCGTTGTGCGCAATGACGGTGTTCGAGCCGATGCCCTGACGCAGGAGCCGGACCGAGGTCGAGTAGTCCTCGACGAAGTCCAGCCGTGTCGTGCCGTAGTCCTCGACGAAGCTGGCGATCAGCGGCGTGAACGACTTGTCACCCACGTAGCGGGCGAGCCCGTGACGTGGCAGATCCACAGCACCGTAGGTCTCGAAGTCGAGACCGACGTAACCACTCATGACTCCCCCTTCCTAGAGACCGAGCATCTCGTTCTCGTCGACGATCGGTGGATACAGCATGGACATCATCGCCGGGCACAGCGGCTTGCCCTTCAACCCACGACCATGTGGGTTGGCAGGGCAGAACTTGCAGTGGTCCGACGGGCCGAACGCGGTGTCGCCCTTGGCGATGGCAGCCTCGGCACGCCGAGCCTTGTCCATGAACGCGGCGATCGTCGCCGTGTCCGCGAACCACGACGTGTTGCCGTTGGCCCACGGCTGCAGGATGTGAACCATCACACCCTTCGCCTTCGGTGCCAGCCGGCCAACGGTCGCTGCGTAGAACAGCAGCTGCTCGTTGTCCACAACCTCGACCGGGATCTTCCCGGTCTTCAGGTCCAGCACATGGATCTCGTCAGCCACATACAGACCCAGGTCGATCGTGGTCTGCGGGTTCGTGGCCAGCCAGGTAGCCGTGAACGTCTGCTCGATCATGACCTTGAACCTGCGGGTGCGCCGCAACGTGGCGACGTAGTCGATGGCCTCGGCCATCTTCGCCATGTCGGTGGCACCCAGCTCCATGACCGCGGCGAACATCTCGTGCATGGCAGAGCCACGGTTCGCTGCGTTGTCCGCCGTCGGGTCCTTGACCGGCGGCACCCAGTGCGGGATCGCCAGCCCCAGGTTGGCCGAGGCATGGCACGTCATGTGCCGGCCGGCCACACTGGCGCTGAACCTCTCAGGCGTGGGCGACTGAGTCATCGGAGACCACCTTCGCCTTGATGGTGAAGGGCCACTCACCCACGGGCAGCCGCTTGTTCTGTGCCATCAGCACGAACAGCGGGAACGTCTTCGACTGCACCTCGAGCATGACGTCGCCGTCCTGCTCGGTGATGAGCACGTCGACCACGGGCTGCGCCTTGCGCAGCGTGTTGACCAGGCAGCCCTCGAAGTACACGCCGTCCTTCACCTCGATGGTGAAAGCCGATGCGTCGGTGAACGTCACGTCCACCGCCGGCACACCGGTGTTGCTCTCGTGCTGCGGCCTGATGCCGTACAGCGTCTTGCCGGCGAACAGGTCTCGCCACTGCTTCTCGATCTCCTCGATGACCATGCGCTTATCTCCTTGTCGGTATGAATGGAACGGCCGGGCCCCGCGACGCCCCGCGGGGCCCGGCCGCTGATCAGTCGGCGAAGATCTCGTCCTCGTCGACGGTGGTGCCACCACCGATGCGCTCGCCGTCCGCCTTGAACACCGCCACGCTGGCACCGGCACTGAAGCCGGGCAGCTTGCCGTTGTGGTAGGCGTACAGGTTGAGCGTCACCGCGACGTACGCTCCCGCGTACATCTGGTGAACGGTCTGGCCGATCGGCCGGACCACCGGGAACGACAGCAGGTCCGGCTCCGGGACCAGCAGCTCGTTCTCACCGGCAACGATGGCGCGGAGCTCGATGTCCGTGCCCTTGTTGCCGATCACCTTCACCGTTGCCACGGCCTCCGGCGCCAACGGCACCGTCTTCTCGTGGACCGGCTTGATCGGCGTGTTGTACACGCCGTCGAAGGTGGCCGACTTGATCTGCTTGATCAGGTCGTCCGCCTCCTTCTTGGTGAGCGTGTCCCGCTTCTCACCCGCCGCGTCCTGCTGCACGCAGTACGGCATGAACACCGTCTCCACGTGGGTACGCAGCTTGTCGAGCTGAGCCTGCTCGACGAGCAGCTGGAAGTCGGGCGCTGCCGAGGCAACGTCCGCCGCCGGGTACTTCCCCTTCTGGCTCCGGTCGTAGGCGGCCTGAGCCGTCCACGTCGGGAACGACAGGCGACCGTAAATGGTCACCGTCTTCGGGGACTTCTGCTGAGCAGCCATGCTGGCTACCCCTCTCTCTAGTTGGATACGGATTGTTGCGGCCCCTCGCACGCGCGAAAAGTTTTTCGCTGATGCGCGGGAAGTCTGGCCCACTCCCGCCAAGGACAGGCACCTGGCGGGAGCGGGTGTCTCAGTCGCGCAGCACGTACGCGCTGTTGGCGATGAGCAGCGGACGGACCTCGTCCGCCAGCTGGCCCACGCACTCCGCCAGGTACGTCGGCCTGTTGACCAGGCTGATGTCCAGCAGCGTGTCGATGTGGCTGGTGCAACCGGCGAGCACCTGCTTCGCGGAGTACGACGAGTCGTAGTCCGCGACCGTGATCACGGTGCCCCACGGCTGGCCGTCGAACAGGTCGGCCAGCTCCTCGTAACGGGTGCCGCCGTACTCCGCACGAGCGAGCACGTCGTCGACCGAGTACGAACCCGGCGCCCAGTAGGTGCAGGTGTTCGACACGATCGCCATGTGCGCGTTCGCGTTGTAGCTCAGCGCCACCACGTCGTCGACGATCTTGCCGATGGTGTCGGCGTTCATCGAACCCGACACGTCCAGGATCAGGAGGTTCTCCTTCACCCGCTCGTGGTGGATCCCCGCCTGGTGGACACCGATGGTCGGACGCTTCGCGTTCATCCGAGCCATCGTCTTGAACACCATGCTGCCCTGCTTGCCGGGCAGCAGGGACACGACGCTCTCGAGGCGGGATGCCACGTCCTTGATGGACTGTGCCACCTGCACCTCGAGCTGCTCCCACATCTGCGGGAGGATCTCGCCCTTGGGCGGCTCCTCCCCGTAGGTCACGTCGCCCTCCTCCACGCCCATCACGTCGCACAGGTCGACGATGTAGTCCTGCAGGTCACTGCTGTGCTCGGCGCCGTGGTTGAACAGGGCGTCGGCCACCGTGCTGTGCAGCACGACGGACAGCAGCGACGAGAGGTGGCTGTAGTCCAGGTCGTAGACCTTGCCGAAGAACAGCGCGGTCTCCGCGTCCGGCAGCAGGTCCATCAGCACGGCCTTGCTGAACCGCACGCCCGGCTTCACCTCGACCAGGTCGAGGCTGTCAGTCAAAGATGACGTCGTCATCCGCGTCGGTGAACTCATCTGATTCGGTTCCCTTCTGAAGTCGCTCCTCCTCCAGCTCGATTAGCTGGAGGTTGAGGCCCATGTTCTGGGCCTGTAGATCTGTGACCCTGGCCAGCATC